ACCGAAATGGAAGCACTCGCCGCACGCGGCCCTGCCATGGGTGAAGGCAGCGTGATGGAGTTCTTCACAGTCATCTTTGAGGATGTGATATGAATGATCTGCTTGAACGAGCGCGTAAGCTGGCTGAGGAAGCCAGCGACCCGATCCTGAACCGGGGTGACCATGATACCTGCCGCATGGTAGGTGAACTGGCCAAGCTTCTTCTCAGAGCGTGCGAACGCCTTGAGAGTCTTGAATATCAAATCAGAGGGGAATGACCATGCAATACTTCGTTTCATACCGGATACCGGTGCGTGAGTTTCGCGAGGAAGAACGCACCGTCATCAAAGGGTGGCGCAGGCAGTACACGTTTCTGCAAGCGTGCAGCAAGGCCGGGGCCGTAGCGCTGGTCAAGCGCTTCGTGCCGGTGGCCAGCAATATCAAGGTGGAGGCTACGGATGCCGAATGATCTTACCGTTGAGCAGTGGAGTCTGCTGCGCTGGCTGAGCGCCGAAGAGTACAGCCAGTACGGAGAATGCCACGGCGCTAATCTTGATGTGCTGCTGGAACGTGGCTTGGCCAAGGTGGTGGAAGATCCTGCCGCTCAAGCCGGGTTCATCGCTCAGGGCCGCAGCAAGATGTTTCAAGCAGTTACACTCACAGATGCGGGACTCAAGCTGTTGAAGGAGGGTAGCCATGACCAAACTTGACAAGCCCGCCTACGGCACTCCCTGCAACGGTTGCGGGGCGTGCTGCGTCACTGCCTTATGCCCGCTGGGGGTGCATGTGCTTGGGGCGCAGCCGGGGCCGTGCCCCGCCCTGGAAGACGCTGGGCCGATGTTTGGGTGTGGGCTGGTTGCCCACCCTGAGCGCTATGCCCCGGTACTGGCAGCCCGCCATGGGCGTGAGGCGTTGCAGCAGGCCGCTGCCTACCTAGTGGGGGTGGGCAGCGGTTGCGACGCACGGCTGGCCAGTGAGCCTGAGAACCTTGCCTTCAAGCGCGGCATACAGCGCAAGGCGCAGGAAGAATGGATTGCCGCTGCAATCGCCAAAAAACATATGGGGTGCATCATGAGCGTTCAAGAAGCAGCGGGCTACATCGTTGTCGGTCTTGTGATACTGGCACTGCTGGTGCTGGTGGCAACCATGCCGATGTGCCCAACCGGTTCTTCGCCTGTGTTCAACGGACAATGGGAGTGCAGCTATGGAGAGAACTGAAGCATTGGCGCGCGCTGAGCGCGACCAGAAGATCGCCGACTATCCAGGGTGCCAGCTTGGCTTCCTGCAATGTCGGTCTCAGACATGCGCGTGCAATGGACTGAGGCCATGCCGCGCATTCATCCGTGCACGCGCGGACATGTATCTCAACGACAGCTTTTCTATGTGGGAGATGCAGAACGCGTCGGAGATAGGGTGGGACAAGAACGCACCCATCACACTGCCACGCATCTCAGCAGAGCAGCGTTGGGCTCTCTGGGAGTTTGCATATGTGCTGGCGGTGTTTGCGCTGTCGCTGTGGTACTGGGGCACGCACCCATGATCACGCTGGTGTGTGGTGGGCGGACGTTCGGCGATGAGAAACTTGTTTTCTCATCGTTGGATGCACTCGAGTTGGCGTTCGCTGTGCAGTTGATTGTGGTCCAGGGTGGTGCCCACGGCGCTGACAAGCTGGGCTGGAAGTGGGCCATGGTGCGCGGGCGCAAGAACTTCACAGAGCATGCTGAGTGGCGCAAGTACGGGCGCAGCGCTGGCCCAAAGCGCAACACAAGGATGCTTGAACTATACAAGCCCAAGCTGGCAGTCGCATTTCCGGGCGGGGCTGGCACGGCAGATATGGTGCGTAAGGCCACGGCGGCAGGCGTGGCAGTGTGGAAGCCTGCTGAAGAAGGGCTGGTGGCCTTTCTTATGACTCATGAAATCAAACCAACAGGAGACTGATATGAAGAAGATGATCACGATTGCGCTCGGCCTTTGTGTGCTGGGCGGTTGCAGTGCACCGCGTGTGGATGAGTTCGGCTACCAGCGCCACTCGTTCTTCTACGACACGGACTACATGGAGCCAGCCAAGCACATCACGTTTGATGATGCAGCGCAATTGGCTGCATGGTGCACAAGCAAGCTGGGACACATCAGCTACGATGGCCTCGGCTGTGCCAGCGATGACGGCGGGCTGGTCACCGAGGACTGCACGGAGGCCAACGTGGCTGGCATGCCTGCCGACAGGCTGGTGGCTCTCACGCGCTGGATGGACGGCATCTGCCGGGGCTGGCGTGACAAGTGGACCACCACCGCCATCAGCAGCACGCACTGGTAAGCGGCTGGCGTAGGGTTCCCCAAGGCCCCGGCTCACCACCGGGGCCTTTTCTTTTATGCGCGCCACTTGCCGTTCTCATCATAGCCGGGCTTAAGCACCTTCTCTTTCTGCGCCGTGCCCTGCGTGATGAAGTCAGATACTTCAGCGGCCATGGCCACGCGCACCTTGTCCATCTCTGCCAGAAACTTGGTGCGGGTGGCTTCCAGTTCAGCGCTTACCTGCTTGCGCAGCGCATTCAACTGGGCAGCCATGTTCTTCTTGAATTCATTGTGGCGCGTCAGAGCATTCTTGGTGCTTGCACCTGCGGCCTGTATCTCTGCAGGCCCGCCCTTGGGGCCAACCACCTTTGGGCTGCGCCATACGCGCTCGCCTTCTGCGTTGGCCTCCACTACGATGATTGGGCCTGGAGGGTCTTTGAAATTCAGCAGCGCTTTCTCTGCTGATTCGCGCGTGGTGTTTGCTGGCAGCGTCTGAAGGAATACACCGCCTTTTAAGGGGAGAATGTGGAAGGGCATATGACAACCTTTCATGAGTGTGGGTGCCCAAAGGGCGCACAACATGCGCGACTAACTTTGAGACACAGGCAGTTTGCTAGGCCGCGCTGGGAACGGCAACGTAGTGGGTGCATGGCTGTATGGGGGCATGGCTGCGGCGCAAGCCGTACTATTTTACTATTACCCCTTTGAAAGTTGAAAATATATATCAAGTTAAGCACGCCATTGTTTTGGCTACGAAATTCAGAATCAGAATGGACGTTTGAAAGTTGAGCAGTTGCGTGCACGTTGGGCGCTTTGCTGGCGTTTCTGAGCGGCTGGTGCGTGCGTTTGGGCATTGTGCAGCGGGCGCAGTGTGAGTTGGACCCATTGTTGGCTTTTGCACTGGAGTGGCTGTGGCACGCTGTGAAAGCCCCCAGTTGCCAAAGGCGGCACGCTGCCCCTATAAGTCCGACCGCGCCCGTACTGCGTTCAGCGGCCACCTGGAGCGCTTTGGTTTCTTTCCAAATCTGCAGAAGAAGATCATCTCATGGCGAGAGGAGGTTCGCGTCCGAACGGAGGACGCAAAGTCGGGACACTGAACGGCACCACCAGACAGATGGCGGTGTCTGCGTTCAAGACAGCAGGTCTTCTCCCGATTGAAGTCATGGCGAAGAACATGACGTTCTGGTTCCATGAAGCCGAGAAGATCGGCAAGGAATTGCAGAAGTTGATCGTTGACATTGAAGATCCTGAAGACCGCAGGGAATTCATCGCGATGGTCAATCGCTTCATGGACTTCCGTCAGCGCGCGCAGGAGTGTGCAGTTGATGCAGCACCCTACGTGCATCCGCGTTTCGCGGCCATTGAGTTCATGAATGAAGATAGCATTGATGCACACCGCAAGGCGCTTGAAGAAGCCAGCGCAGCCGGTAAGAGCGTGAAGGAAATGGCAGAGGGTTATGCAGGACTCGTCAGCCCGCCTGCTTAAAGCCCCTTGGGCACCGTTCCCCGCTGAGGAATACAGGTGGCCTTTCAAGGACTACGTGAGGCCTGGAGAAGGAACGTGGCCTCCTGATTACCGCGCTGTGTACCGGTGGCGCATGCTTATGCTGGATAGGTACAAGCATGATCCGGCCTGCTTGGTCGGCGCTGTGGAGTACTACCGGCAGCCTGAGCACTACATTGATTTCGTCAACCACTGGGTGGACACCTACGATCCGCGCAATGCCGTTGATCCCAATCTGCCAACGCGCTTGCCGCTTATCACGTTTGAAAAGCAGGCGCAGCTATTCACGTTCCTGAATGAGTGCGAGCGTGACCAAGTCGGCGGTGCTGTTGACAAAGCACGCGACACCGGCGTTACGTGGCTGTGCTGCTCATTCAGCGTGTGCAAGTGGCTGTTCAGCGACGGCAGCAGCATAGGCTGGGGCAGTCGCAAGCAAGATCTGGTCGACAAGCTGGGTGTGCCTGACAGCATCTTTGAGAAGATGCGGCGCATCATCTTCGGCACTCCGCGCGTGTTCTGGCCGGAGCATTTCTATCCTGACAAGCACATGACGTTCATGCGCATTGTCAACCCGCAAAACGATGCAACGATTACCGGTGAGGCCGGTGATGACATCGGTCGTGGCGGCAGAAAGTCCATCTACTTCAAGGACGAGTCTGCGCACTACGAGCATCCTGAGTCCATTGAAGCAGCGCTAAGTGAAAACACCAACGTGCAGATTGACATCAGCACACACAAGGGCGTTGGCACCGTGTTCTATCGCAAGATCCAGGCAGGCCAAGTGTGGTCGCCGGGTTGCGATTTGCCCAAGGGCATGACGCGTGTGTTTCCGTTTGAGTGGCGTGACCATCCAGCGAAGACGCAGGAATGGCACGATACCAAGGAACAGAAGGCCAAGGACGAGGGCCTGCTGCACCTGTTCAGACAAGAAGTTGACCGCGATGCGTCTGCCAGCTTGGCGGGCATCATCATCAACGCTGAATGGGTGGAAGCCGCCGTTGATGCACATCTGAAGCTGAAGATGAACATCACAGGCGGATGGTCAGGCAGCCTGGACGTTGCAGATGAAGGCGGTGACCTGAACGCGCTGACGTTCCGCAAGGGCATCTTGCTCTCCTACGCTGAAGACTGGGGCGAAGGAGACACCGGCGCTACGGCACGCAAGGCCATCACCACGGCGCAGAACTTTCGGCCCGTCACCATTCAGTATGACTGCGTGGGTGTGGGCGCTGGCGTGAAGTCCGAATACAACAGACTGAAGCAGGAACAGAAACTGCCGCAGGGCATCTTGCTCAGTCCGTGGGATGCAGGCATGGGGCCGCTGAACCCGGAAGCGCGGTTGATCAGCGGCGATGTCAACACGCCGTTGATCAAGGACTACTTCGCGAATGTCAAGGCGCAAGGCTGGTGGCATCTGTCACAGCGCTTCTATCGCACATATCGTGCGGTGAAGGAAGGGATCAAGTCGTACAAGGATTCTGAGCTCATCTCTCTTGACTCTAAGCTGGCACGCCTGCCGCAGATCAAGAGAGAACTGAGCCAGCCTGTTTGGGCTTACACCGGTGATCTGAAATTGCTGGTGGACAAGAAGCCGGAGGGTGCGCGTAGCCCCAACTTCGGTGACTCAATCATGATGAATTATCACCCGATGAAACTGCAAGTCGTCTTCACTGAGGCGATGGTGCGGGAAAGCGCGGTGAAGAGATGATGTTGGGGTAACGTCTGCGCCCTTGCATCTGCATCCAATGCAGACACTCATTCGGAGCTAGAACCCGATGAACAAAGACGAACTTACAAAACACGTTGAAGCTCTTGCCGCGAAGGCCGCAGGACAAGGCGACTCAGGAGATGCGATGCGCTTTGCGCAAGCCGCGCTGAACGTCGCGAATGCCTTGGCTACTTTGCAGGCTAACGACAAGAGCTGAGAGATGAAGCGCAGGTTGGTATTACTCTCCTTGGTGTGCCCCCCTTCCTCGGCCGGTGGACCAGCCTGCGCTTCTGCCTTACAGGTGCAATGAATGATCGTTGACTGGCTTGCCCGCAAGTATGGCTATGTGCCCAAGCGCGAAGCCGTGTCACAAGATCTCCGTGCTGATCTGCCGGTGGCACCGCCGTCTGCGAAGAAGACGATAAACTGGCCAGCGGTCGGCGATCAGTCACGGCCCAAGCTGCACCCGAAAGTGAAGGTGAAGGATCTCACGCTGGCCACATTGGTGAAGGTGGCAACGCCACCGCCTGGAGTGCTGCCCGCAGGTACCGAACTACCTGCACCCGTCATCAACGGCATCAAGTTCGCGATGGATGCGGACCCCGGCCAATTCCAGACATGGTATGGCCAATCATACGGCAGCTACGCATTCATAGAGGGCTACACGTTCCTCGGCTATCCGTACTTGGCGCAACTTTCACAGATCACGGAGTACCGGCTTGTCAGCGGTACGCTTGCGGAAGAAGTCACGCGCAAGTGGATCACTGTCAAGTCTCGCCAAGATGAAACGGAAAAACAGAAGCACAACGGTTCGTTGCCGGAAGGCTATGAGTCAAAGGCCGAACGCATCCAGGAACTGAACGATGAGATGGAGCGCCTTGGCGTAAAGGCTGCGTTCAGGACGTTGGTGGAGCAAGACGGCTACTTCGGTCGTAGCCACTTGTACATTGACACCGGTCAGACTGAAGAGCGCGACGAGCTAATCACTGATATCGGTGACGGTGATGAAGTCAGCGAGCAAAAAATACAGAAAGGCAGCCTGCGCGCGCTGAAGACCGTGGAAGCTGTGTGGACGTACCCCAACATCTACAACAGCTACGATCCGCTCAGTGACAAATGGTACAGGCCAGACATCTGGTACGTGATGGGCAAGCAGATCCATCGCAGCCGCCTGCTGACCATGGTAGCGCGCCCGGTGCCTGATCTGTACAAGCCCGCGTTCAGCTTTGGTGGCTTGTCCCTAAGCCAGATGGTGAAGCCGTATGTTGATAACTGGCTGCAGACGCGTCAGTCCGTCAACGACATCATCCACTCGTTCAGCATAATGGTGCTGCTCACAGACATGGCTTCCTTCCTTCAGGATGGCAGCACGGCGCAGTTGACCCACCGTCTCAATATGTTCACCAACTATCGTGATAACTCCGGTGTGTTTGCGCTGAGCAAGACGGAAGAAGATTTCAAGAACGTTGCCGCCCCCTTGGGCACGTTAGACCATCTTCAGGCCCAAGCCCAGGAGCATATCTGCTCCGCCGCTCAGCAACCGCTGGTGAAGTACACCGGTATCTCGCCCAGCGGGTTGAATGCATCGGGTGAGACTGAACTGAAGGTGTATGACGATCGCATCCATGCGTTCCAGGAGTCGGTGGTTGATAAGCCGCTTGGCATCGTATTCAAGATGATCCAGATCAGCATGTGGGGCAAGGTGGACAAGGATCTCTACTACGAATTCAACCCGCTCCGTGAAATGACGGAGAAGGAGAAGTCTGAGATCGAGAAGAATGAAGCCGATGCAGACAGCACCCGCATTGAAGCAGGTGTGCTTGATCCTTTGGATGCACGCATCGCGATCGCCAAGAAACCTGATGGCCGCTACTCTGGCATCAACGTGAACGAAGTTCCGCAGATCACTGAACCGCTACCCGGCAATATCAAGGAACGGGTGGACGAGGACGAGGATGAAGCGGAGACTGTGGACAAGCCTGAGAAGGAAGCAGCATGATCACCGGAACGCAGATCATTGAATGGCTTGCATGGGGCTTCTTCATGGGGCTTGGTTGGTCGGTGGCCACGTGGCTGGTCAACATGCTGCTGAGCAAGAAGTCCAATGGCTGAGAACACGCATGACATTCTAGGCCAGATCGTGCAGACCGTGCGGTGCAAACCCGGTTGGACTTTCCGTCTGAAGGATGAAGAAGGTGCGCTGCGCCTTGTGATCACAGTGAACGGCTTTGACTCTTCCATGCCGGAAGATGATGTGCCGTTCACCGTCAGTCACTACTTTCCGGTGCCCACTGCCACCTACAACGAACGCTCATGGAGACGGTGGGTGTTTGAAATGTGCCGCCGCGTGGAAAACCATGAGCTAGGCGAATGGTTCCGTATCGGTGCTGAAAGGCCATTCGCACCGTTGCACGGCCCCGGTGAAGATCCTTATACGGTGCATGAGTATCGTTCAATGAAGGATCAGTTGACCACGCAGAACGGCTCTATCAGGGAGCCGTATGAGTAACCGCAAGCCGCGCCCAAAGCTGCGCACGCTTGCGCCGGTGAGGCCCAGTGTGGGCTTCCAGATGATCATTCAGCGCGCGCTGGAAGACATCATCAAGCGCATGCATGACAGCACCATGTACTGGGTGCGTGCTGCGTATCGTGCTAATGAGCCTGAGATCGCTCAAGATGAATTGCCTGCTGTAGCGCTGAAGCGTGCGTTGGCGCGGCTCAGTCGCCGCTGGCAGAAGAACATTGACGGAGCCGCGCCGGAGTTGGCGAAGTATTTCGCGACCAGCATCAACAAGCGCAGCAGCAAGCGCCTTGGCAGCATTCTGAAGAACCATGGGCTGACTGTGGAGTTCAAGATGACGAGACCCATGCGTGACGTGATGAACGCCACCATCCAGGAGCAGGTGGGGCTGATCAAGTCCATTCCGCAGCAATACTTCAAGGCTGTGGAAGGTGCCGTCATGCGTAGCGTGGCAGCAGGCCGTGATCTTGGAGATCTGAGCAAGAAGCTGGAGAACACTTACGGCGTCACCAAGCGCCGCGCAGCGTTCATCGCGTTGGACCAGAACAACAAGGCCACTGCCAGCATGACGCGCGTGCGCCAACTTGAGGCTGGTCTTGAAGAGGCCATCTGGCTGCATTCGCATGGCGGCAAGACACCGCGCAAGCGGCATCTTGCGTACAACGGTAAGCGCTACAACATCGCCAAGGGTGCACCGGTCGGCGATAACAATGGCAACTATGTGCACCCTGGAGAAGAAGTCGGTTGCCGCTGTGTACCAAAGCCAATCGTTCCGGGGTTTGCATGAGTGGACCAGCCGATCCTGCACCACAGCACGTGATTGATGCGATCCTGTTCCAGTACCGCCGCAATGTGAAGACGCGCAAGATCGCGAAAGACAACGGTGTGAAGCTGGGCACGGTCACGTACTACATTCGCAAATTCATAAAGCGCGAAGAGGCACGGCGCTCCACGTTCATCGGCTTCAGTCGTGGCCGACATAGCAGCGCAGAGTCTTTTGAACATGTCGCGCCGTACAAGGCACCGCCGCACAAGCGTCCACGCACCGGCTCTGCCAGCGGTTTCATACGTCCTTTGGATTACGCCAAACTCACGGGGAGGAAAGCATGAGTCAAGATGATCTTGTCTTCTTTACGCTGCTCGCATTCGCAAGCTGCATCGGGTTGCTGATGCTGTACCGCGTTGCCGAAGACTGGTGGCTGACGCGCCGTCGCAATCATGAGCTCGCCGTGCGTGAGCGCACCTTCAGGAGTTTCTGATGGAAGGCAAAAGCGAAGTTGAGATGGCAGGCCAGTTGAAGATGGAAGCGCGCGGCCTGCTTGATCAGTTGTGCATAGTCATGAACAAGGCGCGGGCGCAGGGCATGATCCTGAATTGGAACATCTCTCCCAACCCGCTCGGCATGGCCGAAGTGCAGACTGTCACGGTGATGAAACCGCTGTGAGCCGTAGCACTGTCAAGTTAACCGGTGATCCCTGCAAGAAGTGCAAAGGGCGTACCTATTATCGTGACGGAAGATGTGTCCGGTGTGTCGCCATACGGGCTAACAACATGCGAATTCGTGTTCGGGCTGCGGTCAGAGAAGCAATCCGAAGTCAAGGGAAACCGCTATGAGCGCCAACATGAAATTCAATCGTCAGCGCATGCTGATGGGTGGTGCATATCGTCCCGAAGACATCATGAAGGTGCCAGTGGTATTCAAGAACCCTGAGCCGAAGGTAGGCGAGTCGTATTCGCCCACTGCCAACGGCATCTTCGGCACGGGTGGCGTGGGCGCAGCACCAAACGAAGAAGAAATCCTAAGGAGTCTGAAGAAATGAAGTTCAGCTTCGCGCAGATCAGCATTGTCCTCGGCGTCCTTCTCTCCGGTGGGACGCTGGCTGCCAGCTTGGGCTATTCGTGGCCCTGGACTACGGCCCAAGCTGGGGTTGCGATCGACACACGTGAACAGCAGCATTACCGTACCACGGAACAGCAGTTCAAGATCACTGAGAAGCAAATCGGTGATCTGAGTAACGCCGTTTCTGAGGTGAACATGAATACCAAGGAGATCGTGCTGCTGCAGAAGCGGCAAGCTGCGGTGAACGCGTTGAACGGTCTCAAGAAGGGTTCACCGGCGTATGTGCTGATCTCTGGCCAGCTTGCCGAGATTGATCACCAATTGAAACAGATGGGTCGCCAATGAAAACGAAGCACTTCGAGGATTTTGCGGTGCACACGCTGCACCATCGTGGCCCGATGACCACGGAAGATCTGCATGCGCATTTCCGCAATGCTGGCAACGGTGATATGGCCGACGGCAATATCTCGGATTACACCATGCACGAGCAGGTGCTTCACGATGCCACCGTGAAGATCGGCGATGAAGAAATGAAGCGTTTCGTAAAGGTGGGCAACCTATGGAACCTGAACAAGTAGATCCGCGCGCTGCGCAAGAGATGATGATCCTGGACTCATTGCCGAAGCGCCTGCAACGGTTCGCTGATCGCGAAAGCAGGTACGGGGTGAGTGCTGGTGAACTTCTTCTATTTTACCAGCGCTTCAACTGGGACGTGGATGCCACGTTGCAGTTCTTCCGGAATGCAGAAAACAACCTGACAGCCGCCATCAGAGCAGATCTGGTGAAGTTCGGCCCGCAGGTAGCGAGGTCCATCCGCCGTGCCGCTTGATCCAGGGTCTTCTGAGAAGGCCATCAGCCACAACATCGCAGAACTGAAACGTGCGGGCCACCCCACAGATCAGGCTGCGGCCATCGCCTACAAGCAGGCGGGCAAGGACGCTGCGCTCCGTTGTGGTACCGCGCTTGACGGTGAAGTCAAAGGCGGTGCCGCTGGCGTGATGCTGATGAATGGCGACGGCAAGATGCTGTTCATCCGCCGCAGTCAAGACGAGAAGAATTATGCGGGATACTGGGCGCTGCCCGGTGGCGGTGTTAACACCGGAGAAAGCCACGAGCAGGCGGCTGATCGCGAAGCTACGGAAGAAGTCGGCTACAAGCCCAACGGTGCGAAGAAGGTTCTGGACCGTGCCCTCACTCCCTTGGGCATTGACTTCCGCACCTTCGTTGCTGGCTGTGATGAATTCACACCGACGCTGAACCCTGAGCATGATGCGTACACGTGGGCCGATCCTATCAAGCCGCCCAGCCCCTTGCACCCCGGCGTTGAGAAGACGCTGAAAGACCGTGTTGGCGTGACGCGCGACATGGATCCTGCGGAATGGGAGCAGATGCGTAGCGCGTTCGTGAAGTGGACGCGCGAGGAAGAGCGTGAGCCGGAGCATGCTGAAGACACTGGTTCTCACAAGAATGAATTCGTGACGAAGCGTCGCATGGCATGGCATGCAAAGCGCATGGCAGAGCTACAGGGCCAAGGTAAGAGTCGTGAAGAGGCTTCGCGGCAGGCCATGAAGGAAGCCCAGCAGCAAGACTTCAACTCTGAATGGTTGGAGTACAAGCGTGCGCGTTTCGGCAATAGCGCTGAGGACAGTAGGAAAGATGATCTTCGCCGTAAGGCCCTGGAGTACAGGGACCGTGCACAGCAGTTGCACCGGCAGGGTGATCACAGACAGGCCCGTGATCTAGAGGACATGGCCAAGAATCTGGAACACCGCGCTAGCATGGCTTCAGATCAACGCATTGCTCTTGACTACAATTGTCGCATCGCCCTGGACAAGAACAGTCAGCGCTTCGTGGACAAGGATGGGCACCTGCACGTCAAGCACAACCCCATCACCAAGGCCAACGTCGGCGAGTACTATGGCCATGAGATTCCTGAAGAGGACGTGAACGGTCAGCCGCTGCATCTTGAACCCAATCGGCGTTACCGCTTGCTGCGTCATCCTGATGAATTGGCCAAGGGTGCGCATACGCTCAACGGCAAGCCGTTGCTGATCGTGCATCAGCCGGTGTCACCTGACGCGCACCCGCACCACAAGACGGTCGGTAGCGTTGGCACCACGGCAGAATGGGATGAACCGTATATCTACAACGACTTGACGGTGTGGACCGGTGAAGGTCTGGACGCCATCAACTCCAACAAACAGAAACAGCTTTCCGCGGGTTACAGGTACAAGCCTGAAATGACTCCCGGAACATATCTCGGTACGCCGTATGATGGCATCATGCGCGATATTGAGTTTAACCACGTGGCCCTCGTGGAAGAAGGCAGGGCAGGAGCCGACGTTGTTGTCGGTGACAGTGTTCCGAAACCGAAGAACGGAGAAGTATTCATGAAGCCTAATGCAGTATTGACACGGAAAGCGCTCTTCGCGGCTGGCGCTGTCTCTGCCTACCTTTTGCCGCGCATGGCGCAGGACTCCAGGGTTGATATCACGCCTTGGTTCCGTGGCGTCACTGCGACCAACTTCGCAACGCACGTTCCGAAGATCCTGTCGCGCGCTGAAAAGCTGAAGCTCGCGAAAGACGCCAACATCGACGACCTGGAAGATCTGCTCGACATGGTCGCCGAGAAGGACGTCGCCGAGGGCGCCGACACCGACCCTTCCTCTGGCCTGCCGATGAATGCGGCGGAGATGGAGAAGAAGGCCAAGGACGCTGCGGCCGAGGAAGAAGAGAAGAAGGCCAAGGATCGCAAGGCACGCGACGAGAAAGGCAAGGAGTTTCTCAAGAGCAAACTCTCTGCCGAAGACATGGCCGCGTACGACGAAATGATGGGCGAAGCCGAAGACGAATCGGCGGAAGAGAACGGCGAAGGAAAGCCCGCAGCCAAGGACAAGCACGGCATGGACTCTGTGCCGCGCTCGGAAATGGAAAAGGCCATCGCCGAAGCGACGAAGAATTCCGTCAAGCTGGCCAACGACATTGCAGCGGCACGTGAGTACGTACAGCCGTATGTCGGCAAGCTGGCCATGGACAGCGCCACGTGCCCGGAGGACATTTACAAGGCGGCACTCGGCATTCTGAAAGTGACCACGGACGGTATCCATCCTTCCGCGTTCAAGACCATCCTCGGCATGCAACCGAAGAAGGACCGTGCCGCACCTGCACCCCGCATCGCGGCGGACGCTTCTGTGACCAAGAAAGGGTTCACGGAGCGTTTCGGGGATTCGCTCGATCACATCGTCGTGAGCGCTTGAGCAACATCTGAAACCAAAAAGGAACTGAAGCAATGCCTGGAGATTTTCAGGGACAAGTGAATGTTGCTCAGGCACCGGCAGCAATCGGTGACTGGGCTTCCAAGAATCCCCGCGACTTCTATGACGCCGGTCCCGGCGGTCTGGTTGCTGGGCCGAACGGCTGTCTCGTCGGCCACTTCGCTTGGGCAACTGCCCCGGTGGATGGTGACGGCGCTGCCAGCGTTGTCAGCAGCACTGGCTTCGGACTGCCGTCTGGCTTCGTGCACCGGCAGCAGCAGGGTCTGATCATCAACTATCTGGCGTCGTCTGGTCTGACGGTGCAACCCGGCTTCGGCGTTGCGCTCACGATCAAAGGCGATCTCTGGGTGGTGAACAACGGTTCAGGACAAGCCACGCCGGGGATGAAAGCCTATGCCAACTTCGCGGATGGTTCCGTGACGTTCGCAGCGGCTGGTTCTCCCACTGCGGGCGGCACGTCCACAGCGTCAACTGTCGCGGCTGGCACCAGCAGCTTCACGGCGTCCATCACGGGCGCAGTGATGCAGGTGACGGCTGTTGGTTCCGGTACGATCTACCCCGGCACTACGATCAGCGGCACCAGCGTCACCAGCGGCAACCAAGTGGTCTCGCAGATCACGCCGTTGCTGGTTGGTGAAACGACGGGTGGCATTGGCCGGTACAACGTCAGCATCGGCGAGCAGTCCGTTGCTGCCGGTACCACCATCAGCGGCACCTACGGTCTTCTCACGATCGGCGGCACCGTTGGCGGCACGCCGTATCAGGTTGGCCAGTCCATCAGCGGCACCAACGTGGTGGCGGGTACCAGCATCCGCGCCAATGGCACCGGCACGGGCGGTGCAGGCACTTACATCGTGGACAACAACACGGTCGTCAGTTCCACTGCCATCAACTCGCAGACCAACGTCGAAACGAAATACTACGCGCGCTCTTCCGGTCTCGCCGGTGAGCTCGTGAAAATTTCGCCCACTACGCTGGCATAAGGAGAACGCATCAATGCCTGCATTCAAGTTCAATGACCTCTCCTCGGCGATGACAGCGTGGGAAGAAGATCGCGCCCAGCTTGCTCGTCGTGGTCTGGTTCTCGAAAACGTCGTTGCCTACCTTCCGGATGAATTCCGTCACAACTACGACGGCGCAATCCGCATGGCACTCGACGCACAGCCTGCAATGTCCACTGCGCAAAACTCGGCGCTTCCGACGATGCTGACGAGCTACATCGATCCGGAAGTGACGCGTATCATCTTCTCGCTCAACAAGATCGCCAAGATCGCCGGTGAAGAGAAGAAGGGCGATTGGACGATGGACACGGCGCTGTTCCCGCTCGTGGAACACACCGGTGAAACATCGGCGTATGACGACTACGCTGAGAACGGTTCCACCGGCGCGAACGTCAACTGGCCCCAGCGTCAGAACTTCCGGTATCAGACGATGCAGGAATGGGGCGAGTTGGAATTGGAGCGGATGGGCCTCTCCAAACTCAACTGGGTCGGCGAGCAGGATCAAGCCTGCGCTCTGACCATGAACAAGTACGAAAATCTCGGCTACGCGTTCGGTATCGCTGGGCTGCAGAACTACGGCTTGCTCAACGATCCCAACCTGCCTGCCAGCATCACGCCAGCGCCCAAGGCATGGGGCGGCAGCAAATGGGTGAACAACGGCGTCGTCGTTGCCACTGCCAACGAAATCTTCACCGACATTCAGTCGCTCGTCCTCCAGGCTGTGAACCAGTCCGGCGGCACGGTGACCGAAGAAGATCAGTGCAAGCTGGCGATGGCACCTGTCGTGAAAGTGGCCATGACGCAGACCAACTCGTTCGGTGTGAACGTGCGTGCGCTGCTGAAGGAAAACTTCCCCGGTCTGGAAGTCGTGGACGCAGTGCAGTACGGCGTCCTCAATTCCACCAACCCGCAGGGCATCGCGGCTGGCAATCTGGTGCAGTTGATCTTTGACCGCGTGGAAGGGCAGAAGACCGCCCGCTGTGCGTTCAGCGAGAAGATGCGCAAGCACAAGATCATCCAGGCTACTTCGTCCTGGAAGAACAAGGTGTCCGGCGCATTGTGGGGGACGGTCATCAAGCAGCCGTTCGCCATTTCGTCCATGCTCGGCGTCTGAACCGGAACGGTTCTCAAAGCCCACGCGGAGGAGCGCGTGGGTTTGCATAACCGCTCAACGGAGGAACCCATGGCGGACGTACAGCAGCAGCAGGCCCAGCCCAAGGCATCAGCGCCGAAGACTGGTACAGACACGGTGACGGTGGCGCTGAAGCACCCTACCGGCATCACGATTGAGCGCTTCGAGAAGATGCCGATTACGGAAGACGTGGTCGGTGGCGGCAAGCGAGAAACGTTCGTCTTCAAGCCGACCGGCGAACGCTTCACGATCAACGGCAATGAAGCACCCGTCGGCAAGACGCTGCCGTTTGAAATGTCCAACGGCTACGCGCTCACGCCGGGTGTGCCGCGCGATCTGTGGGAGCATTGGCTTGCGCACCACAAGGATAGTCCGTTGGTTGTCAACGGTCTGATCTATGCCAGCGACAGTCGTGGCCGAATTGAAGGCGCGACGAAGGAAGGCATTGACAGGCGCACTGGGCTGGAGCGCCTTTCCGTGAAAGACGATCCGCGCACGCCGAAGCATCGCACGCGCAGCGGCAAGTTCGAAGACGTGATGCAGCCGTTCGTGAAAGACTGACATGTCCAGCGCAGGCGCAGTTACATTTAATTATGCTGCGTGGATAGCACGCTATCCTGAGTTCACGGCTGTGACGCAGCCAACGGCTCAGATGTACTTTGACGAGGCCACGTTGTACTGCGCCAACGTGGTCGGTCTTGTCAAGACCACTGCACAGCTTTCGGTGTTTCTGAACATGGTGACGGCGCACATCGCGGCGCTGGCAGCACGCGTGGCAGCGGCGGGGAATAACCCCAGTGCGCCTCCTGGGCGCATCAGCAGCGCAACGGAAGGTTCTGTCACTGCCAATTTTGAAGTGGTGGGTGTTCCTGGATCCAAGGATTGGTTTGACCAGACTATCTACGGTCAAGCCTTCTGGCAGGCCACGCTGCGTTACCGCCTGAGCCAATATGTCGTTGGCCCCGGTGGACGTGTGCCGCGTCGTGGAAGACTTTGCTGATGGCCACTGTACGAGGAGGCACCAAGTTTGAAGCAGCCCTCAAGTCTCTGGCGGAGAAGCTGAAGAAAGCAAAGGTGGTGCGTGTCGGTTTTCTTGAAGATGCCACGTATCCTGACGGTACGAAAGTCGCTCTCGTTGCGGCAACCCAGAACTTCGGTGCCCCCAAGCGGAAAATTCCTCCGCGTCCGTTCTTCTCCAACATGGTGGAAGAACGTCAGAAAGAATGGCCCAAGGCGCTGGCGACAAATTTGAAGAACAACGGGTATGACGCTGCGAAGGCGCTGGATCTGGTTGGATTCGGCATTGAAGGCCAACTCAGACAGTCTATCCAGCAAACCAATGAGCCGCCGTTGAAAGCGGCCACGGTGAAACGGAAGGGCTTCAACAAGCCCCTCATTGATACTAGTCACATGATCAACAGCGTCGACCACGAGGTCGAATAAGGAGAAGTCATGAACGCTCTTACAGCATCTCTTTTCAGTTCTGCGGTTGGTGATCTTCCTGGCTTCTCTGCGCTGGCAGCGTTGGCAGGTCTGGATGCAGCACCGACCAACACAAACATCACCACTGCTGGCAACGGCACTCTGACTGCGGCTGCCATCGTCGGTGGGCTCATCACGCGCACTGGCCCGACCGGCGCTTACACCGATACCACGGACACTGCGGCTGCGATCGTTGCCGCTGCCGGTGGTGTATTCACCTCTGGGCAGATCATCACGTTCACCGTGAAGAATTCTGTTGGGTTCACACAGACGATCAACGGCGGCACCGGCGTCACGATGCCTGCAAACAATATCGTCGGTCCGTTGCAGGAAGCCACGTTTGAAGCAACCGTCGGCGGTACCGCTGCGGCACCGACTCTCACGGTAACGCATGTCGGCACTACTTCCATTTCCATGGCACCCTCCGTCACTGCGCCTGTATCAACAGCGCTCAACACGGTCGGCGCTGGCACTATCACAGCGGCAGGCATCAACGGCGGCATCACGGCGCGCGGCGGTTCACAGGCCAACGCTGCATTCACGGATACCACGGATACCGCAGCCAACATCGTCGCTGGCAATCCTGCATTGATCGGCAAGGTGGGCGCTTCTTTCCTCTACGCATACCAGAACACCACCAACGCGAACGCCACGTTGCAGGGCGGCACCGGCGTTACTGTTTCAGGCGTCACAGTGGTGCCAGGAAACTGCACCGCGCTGTTCCTCGTTACGCAGACTGCGGCCAACACCATCACGATGGTCGGTTTGCTTGTCACGCATCCCAGTGCGCCGAACGGAACGTTCGTGGCCAACGGTGCCACTGCGGTGGTCGTCGCTGATACGCGTCTCACCGCCAATTCTGTGATCGTGTTCACGATGAAAACTGTGGGCGGCACGCCTGCCGGTGCGCCGTTCCTCTCTGCAGCAACGCCGGGCACCGGCTTCTCGGTGAAAGCCGCAGCCGGTGACACCAGCACCTACAACTACATCATCCTGAACTAAGATGAACCTGCACGGGTTGGTCTCAGGCTTGATTGGTGTCATCAATCCGTTTGAGACCATCACGTACAATCAGAGTTCGGGATCCGAAACAGTGAGAAGCGGTAAGCGTACCCCAGAGTATGCCGCTTCCGTCAGCATAGTAGCGCAAGTTCAACCGTTGAACGCGAAGGATCTCACCCAAGTAGCAGGCTTAAATCTTCAGGGTGAATTCAAGAAGTTCTGGTTCAACGGCGAGGCCTTTGACACCGTACGCAAATTCCTGAAGGGCGGCGATATCATCGTGCGCCCAAAGGATGGTACCACGTGGCTCACCACCCAAGTGGTGGAGCAGTGGCCTGATTGGTGCAGCATCATCGGCACGCTGCAAAACGGTTGAGGAGACAAGCATGAAACACAAGATCATCGGCGCTGCTGTTGCGCTGGCGCTCTGCCTTGGGCAGCGTGCCTTCGCGCAAGTTGCGCCTCCGCAGCCGCCCGGTACGCCTGCACTCGCAGGGTTCGTGACGGTCAGCGTTACCAACAGTGCATCTGCCGGTGCGGCTCTGCCTGGATCAACGCAGGCATTTCCGGCTCTGACGCTGAAGAATTCCGGAACAAAGGATGCGTTCTGCGCGTTCGGAGGATCTGGCGTAGCAGCCACCACCAGCAGCACACCGATCCGCTCTGGTGATCATGTGAATATGTGGGCAGGCACCGGCACCTATGTGTCCTGTATCACAGGCGGCACGGACACTACGACTGTGACTGTGTATCAGGCGAACGGACCGGTGATGTAATGCTCAAGAAACTTCTTGCCGCTGCGCTTTTCCTGCTGGCCATTCCGGCAGCGGCGCAGCAACTTCCCATCCCGCCTACGGCAGCGCTCGCACCCGGTGTGCAGCCGGTTATCAACGTCACCAATGCCACCGGCACTGCGCCTGTGCAGCTTCCGGCCTCCACGGTGCCGTACCCCGCTGTCACGTTGCTGAATTCCGGTAACAAGGACGCCTACTGCGCTCTCGGCGGGCCTGGAGTGGTGGCAACCACAAGTTCCCCGCCGCTGCGGGCTGGTACCAGCCTGCCGCTGCTGGCGCAGGGGAACGGCTACGTGGCGTGCGTTACGGCAAGCACCGATACCACCACCGTCACGGTGTATCAGGCCACAGGGGCTCTCAGCCTGCGCACGCAGGGCAGCAGCGGGGGTGGCGGCAGCGGCGGTATTACCCAACTGACAACCGACGTATCTGCGAGTGGACCGGGAACAGCCGTCGCTACGGTCAACTCCTACAATGGCGGCACCACCTTCGGGACTGCGGCTCACCAAAACGTAAGCGCGTTCCTGCAACCTTCCAACAATCTCTCTGACGTTGGCAGCGCATCTACTTCGCGCACCAACCTTGGCTTGGGAACGGCTGCAACGCAGAACGTATCTGCATTTCTGCAGCCATCCAACAATCTGTCAGATGTGCTGAGCGCATCTACTTCGCGCACCAATCTTGGTCTTGGCACCGCTGCCACGCAGAACGTGAGTGCGTTCCTGCAACCATCCAACAATCTGTCGGATGTGAGCAGCGTTTCAACGTCACGCACCAATCTTGGTCTCGGCACTGCCGCGCTCGTCAACACCGGTACCACGTCAGGCACCGTTCCTCTCCTGGACACCAACGGCAATCTCGCGGCCAATCAGTCTGGCAATGCTTGCGCCTTGGGCTCAGTGTACCGGATTGATTTCTGCGATGACTTTCATCGCCCCAACACTTCAACAGGTGTGATCGGTACTCCGCCCAACGGCGTGGCCTACAATCTGGTGAACGCCAGCGGTGGAGCAGATACTCTCAGCCAGATCATCAGCAACACCTGGACCCAACAGCAGTCGAATCTGCCTGTCGGTACTTCAGCCTCGTACGCCTACCAATCATTCAATTATCAGGCCAACCACTTCGGTGGCTGCTTCGTGTGGAATTCAACCGGTCAGGCTGGAGCGGATAGCTCGCCTGCGGTGGCTTCTACCGTCAGTTCGGCAGGTACGTTCACCTCTGTTGCTGTGCACGTGGTGCCCACCCGTACCAATTTGCAGATCGGCTACTTCCTGAGTGGTGTGCTTACACCGGTGTCGGGTTCTCCGATTACGCTGCCGTTCACCATCGCAGTTGGCCAACAAGTTTGCCTAGACATCGTGGTGGATGCCGGTATGATCCGGTATTCCTACGCAGGTGTCTCCGGAACGCTGTACAACAAGAACATCAGCAACATCCAGCTAGGCAACAAAGTCTTCTGGGAATTGTTCAACAACGTTCAGAACCCGGCCAATATCCCGGCGTGGACAGCCGCTTGGGCTGGCAATGCGCTCACTGGCGTGCCCAGCGCGGCAGACAACGTGATTGCCGCGTACCATTTTGATAGCGGCCTGAACGATGCTACTGGCAACGGTAACACGCTCACTGGCGTGAATAGCCCCACCTTCGTGGTGCCAGGACAGGTAGGCGGTGCGCTCAATCTTGTAGCTGCATCTTCTCAGAAGGCGACTCTTGCCTCAAATACTGATGTTCAGCTTGGCAATTCTGACTGGACCATTTCAGGATGGGTCAAGTTCAACTCATTGCCTGCGTCTGGTCATTTCATGGCTATCGTTGATAAATCCACAGGGGCCAATGCGCTTGAGAATACCATCTATGTAGTGAATGCGGCTGGCACCACAACCTTCAGCGCGGAAGCAAGCCAGGATGGCACCCAAACCAATGCGAAGAACGTAGCGGATAGCACTCCGCTTTCCACCGGCACTTGGTATTACTTTGAAGAACGCTACAATTCTATTGGAGCAGGTCTGCTGACGTTGCAGATCAACAACGGTACCAACAGGAATGTCGTTCTTTCCGGAAACTTCAACGGTACCGGCACGTTCACCGTTGGTTACAGCCCATGGCTCAACGCGTCAGTCGCCAACCCGTATCTTGATGGTCAGGTGGATGAGCTAACCATCTTCAAGACGCCCCCTGGAATGGGAGGCAATCTCAGCGTTCAGAAACAGAACCAAGTGTACAACGATGGTCGTGGTACCGCGTGGCCCTTGGGCGGTGTTCCGCCTGCGCTGGCCAATGCAGTCTCCACCACCGGCACGCCTGCCACCGGTAATCTGACCAAGTTCTCAGGTGCGACCACCATCACCAACGGTGATCTGTCAGGGGATTGCACCACCACCGGCACGCTTGCCATTACCTGTACCAAGACCAACGGTGTGTCCTTCGCTACCAGCGCCACGACGGACACTACCAATGCCAGCAATATCTCCAGCGGCACGCTTGCTGCGGCACGCGGCGGTGCAGGCACAATCACAGGAGCGCTCAAGGGCAACGGTGCTGGCCTTGTGAGCCAAGCAGCCTGCGCAGATCTGTCAAACGCGGCAGCGTCCTGTTCCACGGATGCTACGAATGCGTCCAACATTTCGTCAGGCTCCTTGGCGATCGGGCGCTTTCCTGCCATTGCTGCTGACAGCACATTCCTGAATGCTACAGGCAGCAGCGCTGCACCAACTGCGGTGGCGTTTCCGTCCTGTTCCACAGGCACAAGCGCGCTCACGTACAACACGACCACGCATGCGCTTGGATGCAATAGCATCTCTGGTGGTGGTCTTACTGTGGGAACGACGACTATAGCTTCAGGAACGGCTGGTGGTCTTCTCTATGATAGCGGCCCCGGCACGCTCCAGGAGGATAGCGGCCTCACGCGCCCAGGACCGGGACAGATAAGCCATGCAACTGGTTCTCTCTCGGCGAATGGTCCAGTGCTGAACTTCACGACAACATGGAACAATTCAGGAGTCGCATTCAAGGCGATCACCGGAACAATCACGAATACGGCGAGCGCAGCGGGTTCTTACGTCATCGATATCCTCAACGGAACAAATCACGTTCTTACGATGGATCCGACGAACGTCATGTATCTTGGAGATAGCGGTGGCGTCTCCAAGATTTGTTCTGACTCTTCTGGCGCTATCTCAACGACGACTTGTACTGTTTGGCAGACGAATGGAGCAATCTCCTTCTACTCAAACGGCAATGGCGGCTTTCAGGTAGGCAGCTACTTTGCCACTGGTACTAACCGAACGCCTATCGGTTGGGCTAACATCGCGAATATCGGTCCGACAACGTCTGCAGCCGATACAGCCTTCTCACGTGACGCTGCTAAAGTTGTTGATCTTGGAAACGGCACACAGGCAGATAAGACCGGGCAACTCAATCTCACGACGATCGGTCTTCAAGGTGTGACAGTGGCTTCTCTTCCTGGAACACCTGCTGCTGGGATGGTTGCCTACGTCAGTGATGCAAACGCAGCTTGCTCTGCAGGAACAACTCCGACGGGTGGCGGCTCAACAAAATGCTTCGTTGGCTACAACGGCACTGCATGGAAGGAATTTGGAATATGAAGAACCTGTTCAGGGCCGTTGCCCTTGGGTTTTGTTTCTGGGCTGCGCTTCACGCTGATGCCTTAGCGGCAACGTCTTCTCCTGGAACAACCGGACTTTCGCTCAGTGAAACTGATGCAACCACATCTACGCCGATTACGTATTTTTCAATCGTGAGCGCAAATCTGAACACGGTTGATGGAACGACATCTATCATAGTATGCGGGTACGTCAGTCAGGCAGTTGCTGTGGCCAACCCGCGCGGCGGCTGTATCACTAGCCGCACACTCACGGCAAATGTCATTCCGACTGGAGATTTGCTGTTGGCCGCGTACAGCAAACTGCTGACGCTTCCGGAATTCTCTGGTGCCGTGCAAGTCGGCACTCCCTAGTTCACCAAGCGCAAAGGAGGAACCATGCGCATTTTGAAGATGACGGCATTCGCCGTCTTGTTGGCCACCGCAGCCACAGCGGAAACCAAGCCAGCGGCACCACCGCAGGAGCCTACCACGACGATGGAGGTCACCATGCAAGATCTCCAGATATTCTCCACGCAACTCAGCTCTGCCGGTGCGCAGTGTGATGCAGGCAATCAGTTCGCCTGTCTTCTCACGAACCCGAATGTGCGCGGTCCGCTGTTGAACAAGATCAACGCGGCGGCCCAGGAGCTTCAGAAGAAGGCGAAGAAATAACGTGGCTGCAACCGTCGTCAAATATGCTCTGGACGCAAATACAGAGCAACCGTTCCCAACCCTGTGGTATGACGACGGCTCTGGCAATCTGAAGCAGGTCGTTGAGAACGTCAACAATCTGCCCAGCGGGATCACGCCGGTCACAGGGCAATTCACGCAGACCGGCGTGAGCGCCAGCTTCACTCCCATTCCGGGACGTGGGTTCAACGTCACCATCTGGGGTAATTGGCAGGGTGCGCTCCAGTTGAACCGTTCGTTTGACGGCGGTACCACCTGGATACCGGTGGATACTTCGCTCATTCAGAACGTGAGCAAGGTGTACGTTGAACCAGAAGCCGGTGTGATGTATCAGCTTGACTGCACTGGCTTTGTGAACGGACCAGTCAACTACCGTATCAGTCAGTAAGATGCCAGGAACACCGTGGTTCTGGTTTGGTGGCGTTGCTGAAGGCGCAGGCATTGCCTCGCTCGTGCCTTCACAGGACGACATTCAGATCGTACTGCGTGACTTTCTGCTTGCCATCTGTCCCGGCGTTGAAGTGGTGGAAGGCTGGGACAACCGCGTACCAGAACCAAAGGGGGACAACTACATCGTTTTCTGGCCGATCAGGCGCAAGCGCTTGGCCACGAACTACGATAAGACCGTAGATGCGGCTTTCATCGGCAGCATCAACGGCAATGTGCTGACCATCACGGAAGTGCTGGCTGGCAGGCTTGATGCGCAGGCCCAGCTTTATGGGTTGAACATCGTGCCGGGTACCACGGTGGTTGCCATGATCTCCGGCGAAGGCGGAGTAGGCACTTACCAATTGGACAAAGCCCAGAACCTTGGGCCTACGATCATTCAGACCGGCACACAGGAATTCACTCAGTCAACGGACGTTACGTTCCAGATTGAGCCGCACGGTCCCAAGGCCGCAGACATGGCGCAAACGATCTCAACCATGTTCAGGGATAATTATGCCTTTGAGTTCTTTGAAGAACGCGAGGCAGATATCTATCCTCTACATGCTGATGATCCAAACTTCGTGCCATTCCAGAACGATCAGAACCAAGTAGAATTCCGGTGGATCGTAATGGCCCACGTGCAAGCAGATCAGACCAACAAGTTCCCGCAGCAGTTCATGACAGCGATTGAGGTCAACCTCATCGAAGTGGACACAACCTACAGAGGATAGAATGACGACAATCCCAGTTTCTCCGAATATCATTCAGGTCAACCCGTCAGTCCTCTCTGCTGGAGGGGCTGGCATCGCGTTGACCGGCATGGTGTGTTCTTCAAGCACGCGTGTCCCTGTGGGCACGGTGCAGAATTTCGCCAGCCAACCGGCGGTGGCTGCGTACTTCGGCGTGAACAGTCCTCAGGCCGCGTTTGCCACCGTGTATTTCAATGGCTTTGACAACAAGACGCAGGCTCCGGCCAGCTTGTTGTACACCCAATTCAACATGAACGCGGTGGCAGCCTATGAGCGTGGCGCTTCACAGACCGGCACGCTGGCAGCGTTGCAGCAACTCAGCGGCACGTTCTCAGCCATTGTGGATGGCTATACCTGGAACGCTGGCTCAGTCAATCTTTCAACCGCCACGTCCTTCTCCAACGCTGCGTCTCTCATTCAGACAGCGCTGGTGGGTTCACCGCCTGCGGTGGCGTCCGTCACCGGCAGCATCGCGGCTGGCACGGCGTCCGTCACCGCCAGCATAGCGGGCAATGTGATGTACGTCACAGCGTTGGCGAGCGGTACCGTGCACCGTGGCATGGCAATCACCGGTACAGGAGTCTCAGCCAATACGGTGGTGGATGGCCAACTCAGCGGCACGGCGGGCGGCATCGGTACCTACGCGGTCAACAACTCACAGATCGTTGCTTCCACCACCATTTCTGGAACCTACGGCATTCTCACGGTGACGGCGGTTTCTTCAGGCGCTCTCGCTGTTGGGCAAACTGTCACAGGCTCTGGTGTTACGGCTGGCACCATCATTACGGAACTTGGCAGCGGCACAGGCGGCAACGGCACGTACTATGTGAACTTGACGCAGACAGCAACTTCTACGACTATCACCGGTTCCGGCACCGCACCCACGGTCACCTTTGATGCCACGGCCTCTGCATTCGTCGTGACGTCAGGTATTCGTGGCGCTGCTTCTACCATGGCGTTCTCTACCGGTACTCTGGCCACGGCGCTGGGTATGACCAGCACCACCGGCGCGGTGCTGAGCCAAGGTGCAGCACCGCAGACGCCGTCTGGCTTCATGGCCACGCTCACGGCTCTCACGCAGGCGTTTGCCACGTTCTCCACGGACTTTGATCCGGACGGTGGCCCCGGCACCATCACTCAGAAGCTGGCCTTCTCACAGTGGACCAGTCAGCAGAACAAGCGCTACGCTTACGTCGGCTGGGATACGGATCCCAATCCTACGACCACGCTGCCCGCAACTGGCAGCTTCGGCTACGCGTTGCAGACCAACCTGTACGACGGCACCATCCCGGTCTGGGAACCTTCAGACCTGTATCACGAAGCCTTCGTGATGGGTATGGCTGCCAGCATCAACTGGAATGCCAAGGGCGGGCGCATCACGCTGGCATTCAAGTCACAGTCTGGTCTCACCGCTGGCGTCTCCACGCAGCAGGCCGCAACCAACTTGGCTGGCAACCCGCAAGCCGCAGGCAGCTTCGGCAACGGGTACAATTTCTATGGCGCATACGCCACCGCCCTGACGCCGTACAACTGGTTCCAGCGCGGCACGATCTCTGGCAGCTACACGTGGGCTGACACCTACCTGAACCAGATCTGGTTGAACCAGCAGATTATCGCTGCGGAAGCTACGCTTCTTTCTCAGGTCAACAGCGTTCCGTTCAACAGCACAGGCTATACGCTGATCCAGGAGTCTCTCTCCGGGGTCATTGCTGCGGCGCTGAATAACGGTGTGATCGTGGCAGGCGTCACACTGTCTGCAACGCAGGCTGCACAGGTGAACTTGGCAGCAGGCCTCAGCATCGCTTCCACGCTCCAGCAGCAGGGCTGGTATCTCCAGGTTCTGCCCGCAACACCTGCCCAGAGGCAGGCACGCGGTACACCGCCCATCAACTTCTGGTACTGCGATGGCGGTTCCATCCAGTGCATCAGCTTGGGCTCCGTCGTTCTCCAGTAAAGGAAGGAAATCAGAATGTCGCTTACTTCAGCAACGGCCCAGTTGATGCTCAGTGTGACTGGGCTCTTCACAAGCCCACAGCAGCTTCAGCAATTCGATGCGGATGACATCTTCAACTCTGAGCAAGTGAAGATCGCAGAAACCCGCATGGGTGTGGACGGTATTCTGTCCGCCGGTCTCGTCTTCAACGAGAAGGTGATGAATATCGTGCTGGCGTCCAACTCGCCTTCCATCGCGGTGTTCAACTCATGGATCGCCGCCATGAAAGCGCAGGGAGAAGTCCTGCCGGGAAGCATGACGGTGCTGATCAAAGGCATCGGTATCAAATTCAGTTGCCCGAAAGGGTTTCTGACCGACTATCCACCGTTCCCCGACCTGAAGAAACTGGTCGGTCCGCAGAAGTTCACGCTGCGCTGGGAAGACGTGGTGCCGTCGCCGGTCTAAGTTCCACATTCTCGCTATGGGAGGAGCCAATGCGAGCCACGAAAGAATACACGGTAGAACTGAACAACAGGGACAAGGGTAAAACCTTTATCCTGACAGAGTGGCCTGCCACCACAGCGGAACGCTGGGCCAACCGCGCAATCATCGCGGTGGGTAATTCAGGCGCGAAGATAGACCATGTGCAAGGCATGGGCGTCAACGGCGTAGCCATCCTCGGCTTCAAGGCATTGTTCGGCATACAGGAGGGCGTTGCCCTTACTCTGCTTGACGAGTTGATGCTTTGCGTCAAGAAGAAAGAGGAAGCTGCGCCGGATGGGCGTGATCTGGTTGAAGATGACATTGAAGAAGTCACGACCAGATGGCGCATCAAACAGGAGGTCTTCGCCCTCCATACGGGTTTTTCGTGGGCCGAGATCGAGCGAATATTGATCTCGGCCATTACCCCACGTCCCGAAGACTCATCGAATACCCCTCCCACATCCCCAGAACAATCGGCTTCGTCATAGCCTCTGAAAGGGCGACGCTGGTGGAACTGGACACACACCTTGGTGTGCGAGATCTCTACGATATCATTGACATGATACTCGTTGACTCGCATAATCGTCGCGTGCTGCAACAAGAGAACAAATAATGGCTGAAGCCACCGTCATTGACTCTCTTGTGGTTGAACTGGGGCTAGACCCTTCGAAACTTGACGCGCAGCAGAAGCGCGCGGTTGACGCGTTTAAGAAAGCACAAGAAGCTGGCAAGAAAGCCGGTCAAGAGATTGAAGAGCGCGCAGCCAAGGCGGCAGAGGGTCTAGAGAAGATTGCCAAAGCGGCATTCGGTGTGTTCGCCGCGTTTACTGCTGGGCGCGGTATTCGTGACTTCGTTGAGGGTATGATAGAAGTCAATTCTGAACTTGGCCGCTCTGCGAAGAACATTGACTCCAATGCTCAGATCCTTTCGCAATGGCGCGGTGCAGCCACGCAGGTGGGCGGCACTGCACAGGCTACTACAGCCAGCATCGCAGGGCTGGTGGGCCAGTTTGAGATGTTCTCAATCACTGGCAATTCTTCCGTCATTCCATATTTCCGCGCCCTTGGCGTGCACATCTCTGACGCAGAGGGCCGCATGCGGCCCTTCAACGATATCATGCTCGAATTGGCTGACAGGTTCAGCCACATGGATCGTGCACGTGCAAACGTATTCGGTCAGCAGCTTGGTCTAGATCAAGGCACCATCAACTTGCTTCTCCAGGGGCGGCAAGCTGTGCAGGCCATGCTGGAAGCGCAGAAGCGGTACGCACCGACAGACAAGGATATAGCAGCCGCCACCAAGATGCAGGCGGAGCTCGCCAAGCTGCAACAGGCCAGCACTCGCTTGGGCATTACGCTCCTCACGGAAGCCACGCCTGCCATAGACAAGGTGGCCACGTTGCTCAACAACCTTGCTGACTGGCTACAGGCGCATCCAACGGTGCTTACAGCAATCGCCATCGGGCTTGGGGCTATAGGCACTGCGATCACTGTCGGGCTTTCAGTTTCTGCTCTCAGCGTGGCGGCAACTGGTCTCGCTACCGTGACTTCTGCCGTTGCCTCTCTTGGGTTCACGATGCTGTTCACCCCATTCGGGTGGTTCTTGCTCAGCATTGCTGCCATTGTTTATGCCTTCACGCATTGGCGCGATATCATGAAGGAGGTCAAATCCCTCTGGGAAGATCTTACGACAAAAGCTGGCGCTCAGAGACGTGCTGCAAGCTACGCAGCACAGCAGCGTGCAATACATGATCGTGAGCATGGCATCTGGCATCCCATCAGTTGGTACAAGGATCACGACGAAAAACAGGCCGCGGTTGCCAAACAAGTCCAGAATCTTTCCCCGAGAACGAAAGCCCTGTTGACAGACATTGCAGGCGGAGAGTCAGGCGGTCAGTACAATGTGATGTACGGCGGAAGCACGTTCTCATCGTATGCGGATCATCCAAACATTCCGCATCTCATCACTTCAGGACCGAACGTAGGCAAGTATTCCACCGCTGCTGGCAAGTACCAATTCACCCACGAGACATGGAAAGAGGCTCAGAAAGCCCTTGGCCTGAAGGACTTCAGTCCAGCAAGCCAAGACAAGGCAGCGATGTGGGTCGCAGCGCGGGATTATCTGAGCAGGACTGGACGTGATCTGAACAAGGATCTCCAGTCTAATGACCCTCATACGCTGGCAATGATCGGTCGCGCTCTTGCGCCTACCTGGACATCTCTTCCTGGAGGGATAGAGTCTTCTCAATCTTCACAGCATTTTGTATCTTCGCTTACCGGCGCACCGGCAGCCGCAATGGCTGCGTCTGGTGGTGCTGGCGGTCAAGGCGGTAAGCGCTCAATCACCATTGGTAACATTAGCGTGGATGCTTCCAACGCCAAGGATGCCGCTGAGACTTGGCAGGATACTGGTAAGGCGATTGATAACTTTGACGTAGCACTGCAAGCGAACGGAGGCCCCGCGTGACAACGTTCCCCGGCTTGCCCCCACTTGCGCCTGAAGACCAGCCGCCTGACGCGCCGGATCAACAGGGAGACGATACTGTAAATCCACCCTCAGATCCCAATTCTCCTCAATGGGGTCTGTACAAGGATGGCGAAGCAGTGATTGTTGCGGACTCGGTAACTGCCGTTCATCTGCGCCCTACTTCTCAGATCTCTGACTATCCTGTGGAAGAAGGTGGTTTTCAGTCGTACGACAAGGTGCAACTTCCTCTGACAGGGGTGTTCAGGTTTACGACTGGCGGTTCTGTCTCTGATCGCGCTGATATGCTGGACTCAATAGAAGATGCCAAGCAATCACTTGATCTGTACGACTTCGTAATGCCTGAGAAGACGTATCCAAACGTCAATGTCACTGATTATGATCTGAGCCGTGCCAACACAGACTCAGGCCTCCTGTCAGTAGACGTTTCAGTTGAAGAAGTGCGTTCCACGGTGGTGGCGGCTTTCTCAAAATCGGCAGCACCAAATTCCAAGTCCATAACCAATGCCAAGACACCCACAGCGAATGACTCTCAGTCTGGTGGTACAGTGGCACCGGGGCTCACTACGGCTACGCAAGACACCGCCTTAGCCAACACGTACTTCCCTGGACCTCCTGATCCCTCGCCTCTTGGGCAGCCTTACGTGGCGGGGCACTGATGGCCCAGACCATTCCAGTACAGGCGGTGCCAAACCAGACGCTGAGCCTTACACTCAATGATCAAGCAGTCACGTTGAACATCTACCAGAAGAGCTCAGGTCTCTACATGGATGTGCTGGTGAACAACACAGACGTGATCGTTGGCGGTGTCATCTGTCAAAACCTGAACCGAATTGTGCGCGATCTGTATCTTGGCTTCACCGGTGATTTCTCGTGGTTTGACAACCAAGGCAATTCGGATCCTGAGTACACAGGCATCGGAGATCGTTGGACGCTTCTTTACCTGGAACCCGCTGACTTGCCGCCGGGTGCTGGCTGATGGCTGACAGCTTCACTGCCAAGCGCCTGCGGTTCACCTTCACCTTGGGCCATGGCCAATTCGGCGCTGATGGTTCTGACACGTTGATGGTCAGCGAAGTGCGTTCTGCCGTGCACGTTGAATATGCGGGCGGCGGAGTTATGCCGAAGGCTTCTGCGAAGATCTTCGGAATGAAGCAAGATCAGATGAATGCGCTTTCTACATTGGGGCAGGTGGCTACCACGTGGCGTCGTAACCTTGTGACCATAGAAGCAGGGGAAGAAGGTGGTGCCTTCTCTCAAGTGTTTACTGGTGTCATCGTCAACGGATACGGCGATTATGCCCAGATGCCGAAACCACCGTTCATCGTTGATGCTGCCGGTGGTTTCACAGATCAGCTGATGCCGCCGAAAAATGGACAGACCAGTTATGTCGGGGCCACAGACGTGGCCACGATGCTCGCCAACTTGGCAGATCAATGCGATCCACCGTTGAAGTTCGAGAACAACGGTGTCAACCGTGTGCTAACGAATCCGTACTATGCTGGCAGCCCTCGTCAACAGATCAGACAGATCGTTGAAGATGCAGGAATTGAATGGAACAGCGGTGAGAAAGGTATTCTGGCAATTTGGGAACCAGGACAATTCCGCACAGGTATGATCCCTCTTATTGCACCACCGCCTGAAGGCTCAATGATTGGCTATCCTGCGTTCTTCAGTCAGGGCATTACCGTGCGCAATATCTATAATCCGAATGTGCGCCAAGGCGGCAAGGTACAGGTGAAGAGTTCTCTGCCAGCAGCCAATCAGGTATGGGGCGTTACGCGCGTGGATTATGATCTGGAAGCCATGATGCCCAAGGGGCGATGGGATATGACTATCTGGGCGGCACCGCCCGGTTTCACGATTGTGCCAACATGAGCTCAGCAGGCAAAGGGTATCCGGGGCAGGCTGGCACCGGCAGCGGCAACACGCGTTCTTCAGCGATGTTGTTTCTCGTCAAGCAGATGCTGCGCTTGGTGCAGACAGCGACCATCGTGCAGGTGAAGGCAGTAAAAGGCGGAGGACTTGATTACCCGGCAGAGGTGAATGTGCTGCCACTTGTGAACCTTCAAGATGGCATCGGAACCATTTCCAAACATGGTATCGTGAATGGCCTGCCGTGCTGGCGCTTGCAAGGTGGCGACAACAGCATCATCTGCGATCCGGTTATCAACGATATTGGCATCGCGATATTCGCGAGCCGCGATATCAGTTCCGTGAAAAACAACAAGGCGCAATCAAACCCCGGCTCTCGGCGCATCTTCAGTTGGGCTGATGGAATGTACCTTGGCGGCATTTTGAATGCCGCGCCGGTACAGTACGTCTGGTTCAAGTCTGACGGCATACAGCTAGTTGACAAGAACGGTAACACAATCACGTTGAATGCCACCGGTATGGATCTGGTGGATAAGAACACGAACGAAATCAAAACAGACAGCGGCGGTATCCACATCAACGGTGTTCTATTCGCTCGTGATCAAAGCATAACCAACGCCAAGAACATCACGACTCAGAGCAGCATTGATCTCAACACCCATGTTCATACCGGTGTCACAACTGGTGGCGGCAACACAGGAGGACCCACAGGATGAGCGCCTCTCTGTATCTAGTGCCCAGCACGTGGGATCTAACGGCGGATCTAAACGGCAATATCGCGATCGCCAATGATCCGTATGCTACTGCGCAGGACGTTGCATGCGCTGTGAAGCTGTTTCTTGGCGGCTTGTACTACGATATCACGCAGGGCATTCCGTGGGATACAATCCTCGGTAAGTTGCCCCCTATCGGTTATGTGCGCTCGAAAATCGTTGATGCCGCCATGACGGTGCCCAACGTAGCGACGGCGCAAGCATTCTTCTCGTCCTTCTCTAACAGGGCAATCGCAGGGCAGGTTGTCTGCACTACCAAAACCGGCCAACGAATTGTCGTGAGCTTCTGATGACCATCCAGACAAACGTTCCAGCGATTACGTTTTCGCCGACCGGCTTTGTGCCGCCTCCCACGTCTTCTGTGTTGTCAGGAGTCCAGGAGGATATGCAGTTTGCCTTCGGCGGGAAACTGAATTTCACTACGACTTCAGGGAGCGTCACCAACTCAACGCCTCAGGCACAGCTTTGTGATAGCCTTACAGCCATCATTGATAACAACAACCAAGGCTTCTGCAATCTTACGGCGCTGATGGATCCAGCGTATTCATACGGACGCTGGCAAGATGGCATTGGGCGCATCTACTTCATCACGCGTTTCCCGGCGCTGCCGACTGTTATCTCAGTGTCGTGCATCGGTGCTCAGGGAGTGCAGATACCAACTGGCGCTCTGATTGAAGATAGTTCCGGCTTTGAGTACACATGCACAGAGGGCGGCACCATTCCGGCTTCAGGGAATGTGACGTTGAATTTTGCCAACACCCAAGTTGGCCCCAACCCTATCCCGGAAAGCAATTCAGTTTCCATCGTGCAGGTCATCAACGGCTGGGATGCCGTTACCTGTACGGGCGGCACCATAGGTCAAAATGAGGAGAACCGTTCGCAGTTTGAGCAGCGCCGCGCTGCCACTGTTGATCAGAATGCCTTTGGGCCTATCGGACCGGTTATCGGTGCAGTGTCCAAGGTTCCAGGCATCGTGGATTACTTCGGGTACGACAACGGTACCAGCACAACGGTCGCAGTGAACGGCGTCAATATTCCGCCTAATTCAATGTATATCTGTGTGGCTCCTGGATCTGCAACGAATGCTTCAGTGGCGCAGGCAATCTTCTCTAAGAAAGCGCCGGGGTGTTCTACGTTCGGTAGCACCAATGCTGTGGCGTATGACAATAATCCTCTCTACACCGCGCCAGTGCCGTACACGATCAATTTCCAGATCGCGACATTCTTGCAGATACTGGTGCAGGTAAATCTCGTGGCTGGCCCCACGGTGCCCTCTGATGCAGCCACGCAGGTGCAGAACCAGATCATTGCCGCTTTTGCGGGTTCCGTGGCTGGCGTGCCGCGTGCGCGTATCAATTCGCTTCTGCTGGCTGATAATCTTGCATCAGCCATCCGCGCGCTCGGCACATGGGTAAAGCTGCGCTCCCTGTACTTGGGTTCAAACAACAGCCCAGGAGCAACCTTCAACGCGACTATTGCTGGCACGGCGCTGACTGTGACGGGTGGATTGACTGGCACCATAGCCATAGGTCAGACCATCTCTGATGCCGGTGGCGTTATCCCAGAGGGCACCACCATCGTCAGCGGCAGCGGTACTTCTTGGGTCATCAGCCAGCCTGTTACCATAGGCTCGCCGACGGCAATAACGGCTGCGGTGGCAAGCCTGTCTCAGTTGCAGGTGCAGGCCAATCAGGAACCTGAAGCGGTGGCAGCCAACATTCAGGTCAATGTGACATGACCGAGAGCGGACCTCCGTATCCACCGGCACCTGCGGCTGGTTCCAATGCCATCGGTATATTCCAGATTGGCATCAGCCCGATCGGCAGTATCTCTCCGTTCAACATCTGGGATACCGTCAATCCTGAATATGCCAACAGTCCTGTCATCACTTCGCTTATTGAAAGTTGGTTTGATGCGCTAGACCTGACACAAGTCACGGATCAATTCTACGATGACATGTGGAATATCGCCACTGCTGTTGGATACGGGTTGGACGTATGGGGACGCATCGTAGGTGTAAGCCGTGTTCTGAATATCGCTGCTGGCTCGTATTTCGGCTTTGAAGAAGCTGTTTCTGGTGGTGGTATTTCTGGCTTCAACCAGTCTCCATTCTTTTCTGGAGAGACAACCACAACCAACTTCGTACTCTCTGATGAGAATTACCGGCAGCTTATTCTGGCTAAAGCCGCGTACAACATCTGTGATGGTTCCATTCCTTCTATCAACGCCATCCTGATGAACCTGTTTGGTACTTCCGGTCAGTGCTACGTAACTGACAACGGCGGCATGTCAATGACGTACACGTTCAACTTTCAGCCGACGCTTCTGCAACTGGCCATCATCTATCAGTCTGGCGTACTGCCAAAGCCCGCCGGAGTAGAAGCTACGGTCATCATCAACCCGTGAGGAAATCCATGAAGAAACTTATCTCTGCGTTCTTGGCGCTCTGCGCTCTGTGCGCGCCTGCAAGCGCGTTGAACCAGACGGACATACCGGCAAAGTTCCCGATCACGTGGGGTGCTAACGCCGGGCCTTCATTCATTCGCAGCATTCCGGTGACTTCTCAGATCGGTATCCAGAATGGTGCTGCATCTCTCACTGACGGTTTCCCTCCGCTGACGTTCACGCCGGTTTCTGCTGGTGGCGTCCCGCCCTTTGGGCAGGACATGAATGGCATCCTCAACCAGCTTTCTGCATGGGGTCAATGGCAAAACGCTGGCGGACCGGTGCAGTACGATGCCAGCTTCGCAGCGACTGCCGGTGGCTATCCCAAGGGCGCGGTGCTTTCTGCAACCAGCTTCGGCAATTTCTGGGTCAGTACGGTGGATGGTAACACGTCCAATCCGGACACAGGCGGTGCCAACTGGGTTGGCTTCTCACCGGTGTATCAGTACGCACTTGACACTGGTACCGCCAACGCTGGCTCTGTGACGTTGCCGATTACGATCACAGCGCTTTCCCAAATTACCGGCAGACCGATCACAGTCAAGAAGATCAGTCAGAGCAACACCGGAGCGTACACGCTTACCATCAACACGTTCTCTGCTTCTGTGCGGCATATTGACGGCACCGCGCTGAACAGCGGTGATCTCCCGGCGAGCGGCCCCTTCACAGTCGTGTACGACGGCACTAACCTGTATCTTCAGTCTCCGGTGCAAGCCTCTGTTCTTGGCACGGCTGCTACCAAGAATGCGACGGATAACACGCAGACCAAAGTGGCTTCTGTCAAAGGCACTATCACGTCCACTCATCTTGCTGTGTTCCTGGACAGCAACGGTACTATCGGAGATGCCGGTTCTGCCTTGGGCAGTTATCTCCAGGCACCGAACAATCTTTCTGATCTGGCCTCTGTTTCAACGGCACGCACCAATCTTGGTCTTGGCGCTACGGCTACGCTGAATGTCGGCACTGGGCTTTCTTCTGGCTCCGGCAATCTGAACATCGCTACGAACGGCGTTACCAACTCTCTTCTCGCCCAAGCACCTGCGAACACTCTCAAGGGAAACAACACAGGCTCAACAGCCAATGATGCAGATCTGACAGTCGCCCAAGTGAAGGCGATGGTCGGCGGCACTGCGGCGCAGATCTTCTACGGCACTGTTTCCGGAACGACTCTTACACCAGTCTATACGCTTGGCGGTGTTTCATGCTCGCGTGTCAGCACCGGCATCTATTCATGCAATCTTGGTTCCACTCCGCTGGTGGTTGGCAACGGTACGATCACCGGCAGCTTCCCCGGCGCAACTTCTCAGCGTGATTGGTATTGGCTGACACCGGGGCCATTCTCGGCCAATCAGACTGGCGTTCAGGCTCAGTTCCAGAATGCCTCAAACAACAATACCGATCCCTCTGATGTTCTTCTCATCTTCTACTGAGGTCTAGTTATGCTGAAGCGAATTCTGTTTCCCATCCTCGCGCTGCTGGCGCTGGCTGCACCTGCTGCGGCTGCGCCGTGTCCTTGGCCATTTTCATACGGCCAAGTGCTAACGACGGCGCAGTGGAATTACTGTGTCGGCTTGGCGGTGAATGCTCTGCCAACTTCCGGTGGATCCATGACGGGGCCGCTCATCACGGCTCCATCAACCATCAACGGTGCGGGGTTTAACATTCCTGCTGGCATTGCGCCCACAGCGCCGAATAACGGAGATATGTACGACACGCTCTCCGGTCTATTCGCGTATGTGAACGGTCAGTGGGTTGGTCCGTTCCCCGGTACGTCAGCCACCAAGGGTCTCGGTACCAGCGTGAATGACCCTGGAACTGGAAACCTGGAAGCACTGATACCAGTGCAGACAGTGACGGGTGCCAGCAAGACCTACACTACTGCTGATCTCTTCAAGCGCACGCGGCGCACAAATTCTGGCTCAGCGATGTCGGACACGTTGCCAGCCGCAGGCACTACTGGTTTGGCAAACGGTACGACAATCCAGATCGCAAACTCTGATGCCACTGCCGTTGACACCATCACGGCAGGTGCTGGTACCACGATCGGCAGCGGCAGCACTTATTCTCTCATCGCTTCGCGCTCAGTCTGGTTCACCTATGATCTGGCGAATACGGCATGGCGCTCTGTCGCTGACACCACGTCAACCGTCAGCGGTCCCGCTTCCTCTGTGAACAATGACATCGTCACTTTCAGCGGCACTTCCGGCCTGCTGATCCAGGACTCCGGTCAAGTGATGCCTAGCGGAACACTGGTGGCCACTTCAACAGGTTCACCGGCGAAAGGAGACGTGCTGTACTACAACGGCACCAACTGGACAGATCTTCCCGCTGGTACTTCTGGCTTCTTCCTTGAGACGCTCGGTGCGGGTGCCAACCCGGCATGGGCCGCAGCGGCAGGCGGCTCTGGTTGCACCATCTCCGGCGGTTCGCAGTTTCAGATCATCGTGAACAACGGTTCAAGCGGCTGTTCTTCCTCTGCCAATGGTTCACTCCAGGTTGGTGCATTGACGCTGGGTGCTTCCGGCACCTTGGGCTCAGTGAGCATGGGCAACGCCACGAGCGGCACTGTGAAAGTGCAGCCTGTTACCGGAGCGCTTGGTTCCTCCGTGGTTTCTCTACCAGCCGTTACCGGTACTGCACTGGTCACCACCACTGCTTCTCCGGCGCAGGGCGATATTGAATACTTCAACGGCACCAACTGGGTTTCTCTTGCTGCCGGTACTTCTGGTCAAGTGTTGAAGACAAACGGTGCAGGTGCAAACCCTGCATGGACTGCGGCAGCTTCTGGCTGTACCATAGTCGGCGGTTCAGTGAACAACCCAATCACGAACAACGGCTCTAGCGGTTGCCAGAACGACACGTCTGCCACGCTCAACGCAGGTGCGCTTGCTTTGGGCTCATCCGGCGTAGCTGGCTCTGTGGCCATGGGCAACGCAACAAGCGGCACCGTTACCGTGCAGCCTGTGACTGGTGCGCTTGGCTCCGTGACGGCAAGCCTGCCTGCCAACACCGGCACCGTTGCTGAGCTCAATCTGGCCCAAACATGGACGGCGGTGCAGTCGCATAACTCCGGCAATCTTGCGCTTAATGGCGCAACGTCTGGCTCGCTGACCGTGAATTGCACAGCAACATGCGGCAGCAACACCGCAACGTTCCCAGCCAACACCGGCACCGTTGCTGAGCTCAATCTGGCCCAAACGTGGACGGCTGCGCAATCATTCAATAGCAGCACGTTGAAAGTCAATGGTTCTACTTCAGGAACCATGACGGTCAATTGTGCTGCCACATGCGGCAGCAACACCATGACGTTGCCAGCCGTGACGGACACGGTGGCAGTGCTGGGCACAGCCGATCAGACCGTATCCGGTGGTGCCAATCTTACGGCATTCAGCATCGGCACGGTTAGCTCTGGCACCACCACCATTGACTGCGGTAAGAACGCCGTTCAATATCTCACCAACGGTGGGGCATTCACATTCGCTGCACCCAGCAATGATGGGGCCTGCGTGGTTCTGGTGACGAACAACGGAACGGCTGGCACCATTACTTTCTCCGGCTTCTCAGTCGGCTCCAACACTGGTGACGCATTGACGACCACGAATACCAACAAGTTCATGATCTCAGTGCTGCGCATCAACGGCACTGCCACTTACACAGTGAAGGCCCTCCAATGAGATATCTCTGCGCTCTTCTAGCGTGGCTGTTGCTCTCTGCGTTTACGGCTACGAATGTCGGCACTAACGCAAACACTTCAGGAGCGACGCTCGCTGTCACACTTGGCAGCGGTGTCACAGGCTCTTCCACGACGTGGATATGGGTTTGCGTGGACGAGCATACTTCTTCTCTCACGATTGGACCTATCGCAGACAGTAGAAGCAACACCTATCACGCATTTCAAAACAACACGCTGACCAACAACAATGCGACTTTGTTCTACGCCAACGTCGCGACCAGCCTGATAGCTGGTGACACCATCACTTTCACCAAGGCAGTTTCTGGTGATCGTGCTGCGATGTCGGTGTTGGTTGTTTCTCCAGGTGTTGATCCTGGAATAGCTGGCAATTCTGCGGGAGGTAACGCCACCGGCACCAGTTCAACTCCCAGCGCCCAGATAGGCGTGAACGCGGGGCCTTCTCCGCCGTGGTACCTGATCGGCTGTATCGGCACAGGTGGCAATGCGGGAACATTCACGCAGGCACTATCCCCGGCAGCGTGGTCTGTGCCGTTCAACGAAGCCAAGTCTGGCACCACAAGTAGTGACGCCAGAGTTGACGGTGGTTTCCTCAGCATCACGAGTCCCTCTTTCCCGAACTACGCTCCCACATTTTCAGTCTCCGTTCCTTGGATTGATGTTGGTTCGGGAGTCAAGCAATTCGTACCCGGCACTGGCGGTTTCATCTTTAACCCGAATGTGATCCCATGATCATCTCAGACGTGTTGCTTAACAATGCGCTGGCCATCGCATGCCCCTTCGTGCAGAAGTGGGAAGCGTTCAAGTCGCATCCGTATCTGTGCCCGACAGGGCACTGGACGATCGGCTTCGGTTCCACGAGCTATCCAGACGGCACGTCTGTGACACAGCACGACGCACCCATCTCGCTCAGCACTGCAATCGAGATGGCGGTGAATGGCATGCGTAAGGAGGCCGGTCAGATCTCGTTCACACGCGTGCCCACGGCGCATCAACTCGCGGCCATCCTGGCATTCGCATACAATGTGGGTGCACACGGTGCGGATCACTCCACGCTGATGCACTTGTTCAACCAAGGTTTTGTGAACGCGGCTGCGGCGCACTTCATGGACTGGGACAAGGGTCGTGACAAGAACGGCACCCTCATTGTGATAAATGGCTTGCTGAACCGGCGCATGGCAGAAAGCGCCATGTTCCAAACGCCGGACAGCGCCCCGTGAGGCGCTTGGCGTTGGCACTGCCTGTGCTGCTGTGCGGCTGCGCAGGGCTGCCAGATTACAAACCCTACGTGGTCGTAGCCGATGCCCCGCAGTACCAGCGGGATGACGCCTATTGCCGCCACGTGGCAGCCCTTGACCCTAACAGCGGGCTCTCTACAGGGGCAATCGCAGGGCAGGGCGGCAAAGGTGCCGCCAGCAATCTACCGGCAAGCCTGCCCGCTATGGGAACCAGTACCAAGGGCATGAATTGGTTCGTCATTTTGTTTGGCGCTATCGGCGGCAGCTTGGGTGAAGTGTCTGAAGAGCTACACGTCACCGACGTGCGCCAGCAACGCATCTTCTTGAAGTGCTTGGACAAGATCACTGAACGGGATCGGTCAGGTCTTGTCGTTGAACCAGAACCGATCCAGCAATAAGGAGGACTACCGTGGATTTCATTCTCAAAGCAATGCGTGCCGCCTTGAACAACGGCCTGCTCCGCGCCAAGATCCTTGGCGCTCTTCGTCATCTCGCGACTGCGGGCGGCGGAGCCATCGTTACACTCGCTATCCCTTTTCTGCTTTCACACGGCTTCACAGCGCAAGACGCCACCACGTATGGTGACGCTGCCGGTGGACTTGCGGTGGGCTTCATCATGCTCGTCGGCGGTGCGACCCTTTCATGGGTTGACAAGAACAAGGTTGACGTTCAACTTCAGACGGCGGCTGCCACCAGTATGATCGTGCCGGTGCCGGGTGTGCTGAAGGTGCCTTCCGCCGATCAAGTGATCGCAGATGCAAAGGCGGGGAAGTTCTGATGCGTGAAGTCAAGACTGCCCTCTTTGGGCTTGCTGGCATGCTCTTGGTTGGCCTTGGAGACGCCGCATGCACGGAAAACAAACCGATCCCGCCACCGCCTGAACTCAACAGCTTCATCTTCCAACCGACGCAGGTGCCGCCGTGCCCTGCGCCGGTAAAGTACGACCCCAGCTTCATCGCTAAGCTTGGGAATGAAATGGATCAACTCAAACATCAAGGAGGATACGCGGAAATTCTACAAGCCATTCAAGACTATCGCGCGCAACGTAAAGCACAGGGCGTGCCGTAGCGGTCCAGGCCCAAGGGCATCCGCTAGGCGGTGCTCCTCCCATCTCTCTGCGGATGAGTGGACCCTTGGGCCTGGAGCCGGTGCGGCACAACTTGCACCTAACCCCTTAAGGAGGATTACCATGACTACCGAAGACAAGAAGACACCGACAGCAGCAGCACCGGTGCAGCATGAAGACTTCTTTCAGCAGGTCGGAGACGAACTGATGAAGGCATGGGCCGACGTCGAATGGTTCGGCAAGGAAGTCGTCACTGAACTTGAAACCGTTGCCGAGAAGGAACTTGCGGCTGTGAAGGCCGCAATCGTTTCGGTCGGCGGCGAATTCGTGCCCAAGCAGTTGGCGCTGATCCACGGCTGGGTCTCGGACTTCAAGGCGAAGGTTGGCAACAACGCCAACCCGTTTGCTGCGGCCGAGTACTGCGTGGGGCAGGATGCCGTGCAGGAAGTGCAGTTCATCAACGGCGAACTCAGCGTCGGCCTTCAGGCTGTCGCCGCCGCGTTCCTGAACTCGATCTAAAGCGAAAGGAAGGGAGAGCGTGGGTGGCCGCTCTCCCGACTTTCTTATGTTCAACCGCAAACTCAGAAGAGACAATGGAAGAGGCTCTCAGAAAGCGACTGGACGAAATTGCCGGGGTGGCACAGGCGGCTCTCAAAGTGGCTGAACAGGCAAAAGCAAATCAGGAGGCACATGAGGAGATTTGCCTTCTGATACGCAAAGGCCATGAAGAAGCGCAGAAGCGGAACGAACAGTTTCAAAGCACCATTCTGAATAAAGTAGAGGATGGGCTTAAGCTGGTACGCGAATCGTTTCAAATATCACAGACAGATCAAGCTGCTGAGCATGATCGTCAGATGTCTGACTTCAACGTGCGACTTGGCAACTCAATCAAGACTACGATTGACAGCATCACAACTTCTGTGAACAGCATGAAGGACACGTTAACATTGTCTATCGGTGCCGTTTCAAATGCGATGGTAGTATTCTCAACAGCACAAACGCAGACCAATAAAGATTTGAATGAAGGCGTGCGTGCCGTTGACAATCGCATGTGGACTCTGGTAGTTGGCATAGGCGCTTCAGTGATCCTCACGCTGCTCGGAGCCCTCGGTGCGACAGTCACCAAGCTGATACACCTATGGTGAGTCGTTGGCTGGGTCCTTAGTGAACCAAGGATCTGCACCAACTATCATGACTGAATGTCCCAGGATCGTAAGACCATAATATCCTGGGCCTTCCTGAAGCAACTCTTGCCACTTGCGCAGCGTTGCGGAGAACACTTCCAACCACCTATTCATTCTTCCCACCCCAGTACCCGTTCAGCCCATTCTTGAGGGCGTGCAGGGCAACACCCCTGTTGAGCGAATAGGCTTCATCTAGAAGCTCCGGGTACCAATCCTCCACCACGATCTTCAGCACCACTGCCACCAGCCGCACTCTGGGTTTGTCAACCCATACCTGCTGGGCGCGCTCGTACCACGGCACGTAAGTGCTGCGGTAATGTTCTAGCAGATCTTCATCCATGGTTTCTATAGGGTGCAGAAACTGGCTGCGCTTGCCGCCTGCCATCAGGCTGCTTGAAGAAGAGCGACCCTTGGCGAATGCATGCCATACCGACTTGATCTTCTCGGCAGCGGCTTCCTGATCTGCGGAAAGCCTGTCTGCCTTGTTGCGGTACTGCGCGATATGGGTGAGCGAATCCAGCTTGGGCGCTTTACCGGCGCAAGGTTGCTCCTTCAGTAGATCAACCAGCGCAAAGGTTTCCAGCGTGTCATGCCCAAAGCGGTTGAACGCTTCCTGGCGCAGCGTGAAAGCGAAGTTGGCCACGAATTCACGGCTGGCCTGCGTGCGGTTGTTCGTCTGAAGGTGATCTCTGCACATCTTGTGCACGAATTCCCACATCTTGTCAGTGAACAAGCACGGCAGCCCAACAGGCACCGGTGTCTTTTCAAGCGCCTTCACCAGTCGCTTCTCTGTGGATTGAATTTCCTTGCTACGCATCGTCTTCCTCTATGTGCTGGCCTTTGCCCATTTCACCAGCGGTTTTCCATTTGCGTTCTCGGTTGATGGCCATCTTGGCGTTCACCGCTTCGCCAAGGTTGAAGCCCAGCACAGAACAGACTGCGAGCAGCATGATGTTGACATCAGCACATTCGCTCTTAATCTTCTCCAAGTTGTTTTCATGCAGGGCATCACCCAACTCTTTCAGTTCCACAGCAATACGGTCAAACACCACGCGCACGCTCTTGCACGGGCCAAAGGTGCGTAGCTGCCACGCGTAGATGCTGGCCTGCGTCTCCACGTTGGGGGCCAGCAGCCTAGCCAGCGCCTCGGCTGGCACCCTGTGAGCGGCGCTGGCCCCGTTTGGGGCTTCTACCAGTATGGTGGCCATGGGCACAGCCACCCGCTCCAGCACTCCAGGGGCCACGCGGTCTGACTGGGGTGCCCTGTGGTGGGGGCCAATCTGGTCGCGGTTGTGCATCGCCCGTGGGGGCTGCCGCAGGCTTGGCCCCGGCAGCAGTATCACGATCTCGCCGGGGCGCAGGGCGGCACGGCAGTCCGTGGTGGTGAACCCCGGCGTGATGCTGGCAACGGTGGGCCAGCTTTTATCAGAGATGGAAGCGCAGAGAACCGTGCCGTGCTTACGCTCTCTGACGCTGAGAAGATAGCCGGTGTCGAAGGGGCGCAACGCCAGCTTCTTATTCGTGATGTCAGGGAAGAAGCGCATGTTAGGCAGCACACTACGGATCTTGTCGTAGTGTTCATGTTCAAACTGCACGGTCAGACGCTGTTCTCCGCTGATTATATCGGAGTGCAAATCCGTCTTACCGATGCGACAGTCTATGATCACCTCAGAACGCAGGTCTGTCATGTCCGTTTCCCAGCTTTGGTGGTTGTAGTTGATCGCCCCACTCTGTTTCTCCGTACAGCTTTTCCCAAGCCTTGCGTGCTTCGTTCAGCGCCGGTATTTCCCAGAAGTACGTGCGCCCTTCTACCTTGCGCATGAACCCGTCGTTGGTAGGTTCTTCCCAGCTTGCCATCATCTGCACCGCGCGCAGCTTTGGGCATACCTTGCGCAAGAAGCGCCCCAGTGCCGTCTGATTGCCGCGCCGTGACACGTTGAAGCGCCGGGTGTACTCAACGTAATCGTCCACTAGCGCATCCTTGCGGATCTGCTCCATCCAGTCTTCAGTGCCGGTGCGCAATAGGCGACCGTCTTCCAACTTCTGAAACCACCACTCCTCTTCTACGTTGAGCGAGAGCAGCTTCTGCTCTTGCAGCGCGGATGTCTGCGGTACTGCGCGCACGTTGAAGCCGGAGATGTCAATAGTCTGGAGGTGATGCAGCAACGCTTCATAACCACCAGCTTCCATCTGTGCATCTATGGCCGCAAAGTATGCGGCGTCCTGCTTCTTGTCATCTGAAACGTCCAGCACAAAGTACCGGCGCTCATCGCCGCCTGCCGGTACAACGTGCTGGTCATTGGAAGACATGATCAGATGTATGAAGTTGGGTGCGCTTTCTGCATCCACACCCTTGGCTTCAATGGTCACCATTTCTTCCGTGATAAGTGTGTTAAGAATGCTTCGATGTTTTTTGTCCCCGGCGTAGAAAGCCTCATCCGCAAATAGCACGACACAGTCTCTGAGGTGGCTGTTGAAATTTCCCACCAGATGGCTACTGTTAGAGATGTGTAGAAAGTGCCTGCCGAACAGTGCACCAAATGTCTTAGCAGCTTTGCCTTTACCGGTGCCCCGTCCACCCCGTAGTACGATAGCCACTTCTCCAGGGCTGGCAGGATTTTGGACGGCTCTCGCCATCCAGCGTATAAGATATTCGTAATGAGTTTTGTTTCCCCGGCACACATTGAGTTCAAGGTGTTCCAGGAATAATCCGCACTCTCCGGGCCGTTGCTCAAATGCAAATCCGCGCCACAGATTATATGCATTCTTCACCTCTCTGCCGGGGCTGAATACGATGGTTTCAAACTGTCGCCGTTGGGCATGCCCAAGCCACCACTTGCCGATGGCCATCATGATTGGCTTGCCTTCACTGTCTTGGCCAACCTTGATCAGCTTGTTCATGTAGCGGTTACGGAAGTCCTCAAACGATTGCCGTGTCAGTCGCGTGCGCCCAAGGAAGCTGGCGTCAGAGACTTCCTCCACCACGCGGCACTTGCCTCCGATGTTGCTGATCACTGCGTGCCGGTTGTTCAACTGGCTGAGCCAAGGATCAATGGAGTATTCCTTGGCGCGCGCCATCTGCCGCAGCGCGTACTTCTCAATGTTGGAGCCTTTATCCAATACGCTGCTGCTTATGCCGTAGTCCTTGTCTGTGATAAGCGAGTAAATCACATCTTCAGGCACGTTCTGCCGGTACAGATTGCACAGTGCATCAAACAGCCATGCGCTACGGCTGTTGTCACCTTCCTTGGTTTCCTCAGGGTGGAAGCCCTGCACCACAATGATCTTCACGCGGTCAGGCACTGACCACGCATCCAACTCGTTGATATCCTGGATGCGCTCTACGTTGCTGCTTACCTTGACGGTGGTGGCGTGCCCTGCTGGGCCGCTGTCATCCTTCAACTGCACAGGTGCAGCTTTGATGAAGGCATTCAGCGGGTACACCAAGTCTTCAGCAAACTTGGTCACCTTTGCCAGTGCGGGCTTGCGGCCTTTCTTCTGCTTCTTGGCATCAGGGATATTGATAGAACCCGGCAGCCGCAAAATGCGATCCACGTTGTGGCAGTTGTCACCTCCGAAGATCAACTCTAGCTGCACGTTGTACAGCTTGGCCTCTTCGTAGATGGCTTCTTCACCGTTGATCTCTACCGGCTGGTCCAGTTTCCAGAATGCTTGGTAGCCACCGCCCGAGAACAGGATGACGCTTGGCGGCGGCACACCTTGCGGAAGCTTCTTGGTCAGCAATTCAAGGATACGCTCCAGTTCAGACTTCAGGTTCTCTGCCGCGTCTTCATCAGGCTTCGGCGGGCGCGCGTCTATGTCAACGTGCAGCCAATTCATTGACTTGATGTTTTCGCGACTGGCCTTCTGGTTGAATTCGCGCATCACGGGGTTGATGCCGAAGTACAGATTGAATTTGCCGTTGCGCTCCTTGATCCAGGGTTCTAGATCAGCGAATGTTTCCTTCGTGAACAGCTTGCCCTGAATTGATTTCTTGTCAGGCTTGATCGCCGTAAGCGCCCAAGGGCCTTCCGGGTACATTCTGACCAGAAAATCTACGGCAGCTTTGGTATCTGGTGTGGGCATCTTATTGCTCCCAATACCAGAGAAGATCGTCGCAGGACTCTAGCCCAAGTTCCATCTTGTTCAGCCAGTACCGGCTGCATCCAAGAACCTTGGCCACCTGCAACTGCGTCTTGCCGCAACGCCTGCGCATGATCAAGCAGCGTTCATGCGATTTCAGACGTTCTACCGCTGGCACCGTCTTCACGGCAACGGTGCCTGCTTCCATAGCGCCATACGTATTGCGTGAGACGTTCAGCCTCTGCGCTGCTTGGGCTTGAGTCTCTCCTCTTCTCCTGCGATCAATGAGGAGGCATTCACAATCCGTGAGTTCGACAGACATGCGGTCAGCTCTTTTGCGATGAGGCCGTTACGCCAATGTTTCAGGGCTTCTTTTTCAAGTACGATACGTGTAACGCGGCCAACGTACAGCGCTGCTCTATCACCAGAAAACAGCATCCATTCATGGCCGATCTGCCAGAGCAGGAATACGTTGCCGCCCTGCGCCCAGCGACGCATATGCCAGACGCGCTGTTTCTGCGTGTAGTGAGGCAGCAGCACGGGAGACTCGTTGGCATTCTCTGGCCAACGGCGCAGCCACTTCAACTCCAACCAGCCCTCAACATAGTTGATGTCCGGCGTGCCGGGGTGGCAAGGATTCTCTACGCGCACAGGATCTAGAGAGCGTACTGCTCTCCGCACCGTGTGCGCCATGGTGTGTTCTGACATCAGATTGCCCTTACCGGCACTTCAGGCTGATCCTGATAGCGCCCCTTGTACCCACGTGTGTGGCCATTCAATTCGTTGAACACCACCTGCGCGATGGGCATTCCCGGATGCAGTTGAAAGTGATCTTGGTGGCCCACGTACATCAACTCCAGCGTGATGTGACCGTACCATCCAGGCTCTAGCGTGGTGGTGGGCTGCCACAAGCCCAAGCGAACGAGCGTGGATTTGTTGTACACGTGGGCGATCACGTCTGTCGGTATGAACACCTTCTCCAGACTGACAGCCAATTTCTGCACGAGCCTTGGCAGCGCTGCGATGCTTGAGTGATGATTGTGGCTCAGCCTGATATCGTAGCTGGCTTCACACAGGCCGTATGAAAGATCAAAGCCATCCACCTTGACGCGTTCCTTGGTCCAGATGGCTGGTTCAATCTTGATGCGCTTCTGAATTTCATCTGCTGTGAGACCGGACATTGGTTTCCTCTCTATGCCGCCTTTTTGACTTCGCCCCAGCTTGGGCCAACTTCCACGTCCACGCGGAAGGGCACCTTTGCCGGATACACAAACTGCATGATATTAGAGATCTCTCTTGCCTCTTTCACCTCTCCGACTGATGAGTTTAACTCATCGTGAACTTGAAGTTGCAGGTAGTGCCCTGCCGCATCTACTTCTACCATCGCCTTCTTGACTTGGTCTGCGCTGCTGCCTTGGATCAAACGGTTCAGCGCCTTGTGCACCCAGTCATATCCGCCGTCACCAAGTTCAGGGAAGTGCAGGTGCCTTCCACCGATGGTGATAATGTAGCCGCGCTTGGTTGCCGTCTTGCTGACTTCTTTTGCCAGCTTGCGGATGAATGGGGCGCGATTGTCAAACGTATTCAGAATGCGTTGGCCTTCTTCACCGGCTGCTTCGTAGATATAGCGCTCAGGATATTCACGCCCTGCCTTGTAGGCGTCAAACTTATTGGCGAAGTATTCCGTACGGCGCTCTCTACCGCGCCCGATCACAAGCGCCCAGCGAGTGGGAAGATTTAGATCATGACACAGCTTGGCACCGCCTTCGCCGTAGCACAGCCCAAGATAAATGCATTTGCACACATCACGTGCACGCTTGAATTCCTCCGGCGTCATGGCGTTGGCAGCGGCTTCGCCATGAATAAGCCGCGTCATAAAGTCGTGATTGTCCAGGTTTGGATTGTCGCAGTACGCTTGGCAGGCTTCAGCGCCACCCGGCAAATTTATGAGACCGGCAAAGTGTGTGGTCCAACGCGGCTCCTGCTGGCTGTAGTCGTTGCAATCCCATGTAGCCCCTGCCTCTGGAATGTAGATCTTGCGCCACATCTTGGCAAATTCATCACGTGCCGGTTGCTGCTGCATGTTGGGATGCACACAACTCAGGCGTCCGTACCGTGCGCCCTTGTGGTCTTGCCCATCCTCTGTCGCAGCACGCATCTGGTTGAAGCTGCAATGGATGCGGCCATTGGTCATGTACTTGCGGATGCTGGCTGCAAAGGTGGTACGCAGCTTGTTCACCTTGCGAGCGCGCGCAATTGCCTTAGCCACCGGGTGATTGATTTCACCAAGCACGTCCTTATCTATGTGCGGCTTGCCGATGCTGGTCACATCCAGCTTGATGCCGATGGCGTGCAGCGCTGGTGCTAGAGCATCAGCCTTCCATACATTGCCGATGCCGATGTCATAGCCGGTTTCCTCCTTCACCAGCTTCAGCGCTTTGGCTTCTTCTGCGAAGGACCATGCTTCCACCTTGGTCAAGTGATCTTGGTCAATAAGTATGCCGCGCCTGCGCATGCGCACCAGCACGGGCGTCACCTGAGACTCCAGGTTGTAAATGTCCCACAGGTTGCGATCGTCTATGATGCGCTCTTGCCTGCGCAGCACTTGCAACGGGCGCTGAGTATCCACCTCACAGTATTGGCCAACGAAGCGACCGGGAAGCTGCCACAGGCCCTTCTTGTGGAAACTCTTCTTTTTCTTCTCCGTCTTGCTCAGATAGACGTTGGCTGCTTCCAGCAGCATCTTCTCATCTTTACCCGGCAAGCCATGCCGCGCGCAGATAGAGTCCAGGTCGTAGTCATCCTGCAATTCATCTATCAGAGGCTCCGCGATCTGCACATCACGGAAGTATTTCACATTCTTGTATTCAATCTCCTCCTCTGACAGGTAATCCAAATCGTAGTCCAGCTTGGCCCCTACGATTTCCCCTTTGAATGCCTTCGCTTGGGCTTTCAGATAGCGCTTCACCTGCTTCAGATCTAGGTTGTCACCGCCCTGATGGCGCACCGGCAGGTAATGACTGGGGCCATCCTCAATGGTGAAACCAAAGCCCACCACGTAACCGCCACGGCGCACGCCGATGCCCAAGGTGCCAAGGCTTTCATCGCGCGTCTCTACGTCCACACAGACGCGCTTGGCTTCCCGCCAATTCGGCAGAGCCGACATGGCGGGAAGCTTCCAACTTGTCTCAGGCACGAAGAGCGGTAACTGGGTCATCAGAACGGGATCTTATCGTTCTCAGATTGTGCAGCGTCAATCAGAGAATAGATGGCGCTGCGTGCAACACCGAGATGGTCCAATGTTCGCCATGAAGCCAGTAGGCAGCATATCTCCTTCTCGGTATCGTTCAGATCATTGGCTCCTGCGTACACCGTGGTCACCAGAATGATCACCTGATCATTGAGCGCTGAACGATTTTTGCGACCATGCTTCTCCGCATTGTCAATCAGCTTGTCAATGTAGTGCACGGCCTTTTCAAGACCCAGCACACCTTCTGGCTTCTTGCGCCACCGTGTCACGTACTTAGTGGCACACGCTTCATGCCAGCCCATACCGATGTGATCCACCCAGTCCCAATGCTGGTAGTCACTGCGATAGTGGGTGCCCCCCACTTGTCTCTCATTCACCGCGTTCATGCTGTTGCTGCCTTGCCTGCTTCTGCGTTGCGGATGGCTTCGTGTTCTTCTGCCAGCGTGCGCCCTGTGTTGGGCACCACCTGCACGCACCGGTCGTCCCATAGCTCCATCATCAGCCAGTCCTTCACGTTGGTGATGGGCAGGGCGCGGCCGATCTCACGAAGACACCATTGCTCAATGGCATCGCGCACCGCTGCAAGATCATGCGGTGTGCCGTCTTCATTCTTGTCCTTCTCGGTCACGCGCGCTGTGAAGATGCGCACGTCGCGCCCTTGGGCCAGCCATGCCTTGATGCGTGCCACCATGACAGGGATCGGCTCGCCGATGTGGTAGGGGCCTTGCCACTTGGTGTAGATGGCAAGCGTTCCATCTAAGTCCACACCGATCCAACCGGCATGTTTCTGGATGAAGGGATCAAACTTGTTGCACTCATCTCCTTCATCTAATGAATGCGGTCCACACGAGCATTCCACATAATGCTCTCCGTCATCGTGTTGTTTCACGGTGTACACCTGTCCCTTCTTCAGACATAGCGCATCACCGGTGTACACGACTTCATCGTCTTTGCAGAATTTACTGACTGGCATTGGTAGTCTCCTTTGGCATATCAACAGCCCCCAGCTTGCGCAGCGCATCCGTTACCGCGAGGGCTTGAGTAACGGCATCATCAACGGCGCTGTGCTTCAACGGGTTTTCTGGCCACTGCACATCAGGGCACAACCAGAACAAGGTGCGCGTGTCACGAACGGCCTTGTAGCTCCAGGGGTAGCTCAGCTTCAGCTTCTTGAATGACCATTCCAAGATCGGAATGTCAAACCCGGCACCGTGCGACCATACACATTGCACGTTCTGCCAGTTGCCCCGTTGCAGGTAGATGAGCGCATCACGCAGAGTCATCTGGCTATCAGCCAAGAACGGTGCGCGTGCCTCATCAGATTGGCCCAGCCACCACCTGACGGCTGACCAGTCAATCTGCATACCGCTGTTCAGAGCAGAAGCAGGATCAATGAAATACGAGAACTTGTGCTTGATGGGATCCACTGCTCCAGGCTGAAACAGGCAGCCGCCGATCTGCGTGATCACCGCGTCCGTGTTTGTGCTCAATGTCTCCAGGTCAAGCATGACATGGAGTTCCTCGCTGCCTATCTTAAGCACTGGCTGCTCCTTTGGTCATACGCCAGTTGTCGTGACGACGGCTAAGCCAGCCCAAAGCAGCCGCGCGCCAATCGCAGGGCACGCAGTAGTCATCAAGGTAGGCCATGGGTTCGGTGTACTTGGCCTCACCCTTCACGGACTTGAACATCAGATGAGCCGTGAAGAGCGGCATGGCCAGCTTCGTGAAGAACTGAGTGTCGTACAGGCCACGCGCATCCTTCTTGAAGAATTCTTCAAGGTCATCGTGGAACACGTCCACGCCTTCAGGGCCAATGAGCGGGAATGGTTCAACGTAACCCAAGCCGTACTGACACGGCGTGTCCAGCGCCGCGCGTTCCAGCAGCGGTTCCATCACTTCCAGATAGGCGTGATAGTTGTTAGACACGTGGTAGTAGATGCCCACCGGAACGCCGATGCGCGCTGCCATGTACTCCTGAAGAACGCTGAAGTGCACGGCGTTGGCACCGCACAGGCCCCAGATGAGATCGTTGCTGCGGCAACACACCGTCATATCCAGCGTGCCGCTTGGGCTGATGCCGAAGTAGATATGAGTATTGCACGGCAAATCCTTGGAGTTGAGACCAAGATCGTGCGCAGGGTCCCACATGCCCACGACTGAACGGCGATCCGTAGGGTCGGCTTTCAGGCGTTCAGCTACGATGGCGAGCTGGTCAATGGGTGTTCCCAATACTTCTTCAGTGTCCTCGCTATGCGGCACAAACCAATTCTTCCACCTATACCCATACGCACCGTTCAGCGTGACGCCATCATCACTGAACGTTTCCATGCGCTGCACAAACTGACGCACGAAGGCGACATCGTTGCGGCCTGCAAGCATCCACAGCGCTTCAAAGAAGTGGAAGAACGGGTTATCGTCGCGCCCGACGTGGAACAGCACGCGCTCCGTGGGGCGCTCAAAGATGGTGGTTACAGGGCCGCTCATCCTGATCACAGGGCCGTTGCGGCTTTGGTTGCGCACGCCGTGCAGTTTCAACGCTTGGATGCCCTTGGGCAATGCTTCATGAACGTTACGAACTTGGATCTCCATAGGTTCCTCTCAGAGTTCAACTTCTAGATCAATGCGATCTGCACGTGTGGGATCCACAATGCCGACCAACCTTCCAGGCTTACGCAGGGCAGTTTCTACTTCCCTGCTGATGTCCAGCAATGCGGTGTTTCGCTTTTCTGGATCTCTGTGTTCCCCTTCTGTCTGCGCAGGGAAAATCATGATGGCTATGCGCATCATTCTCTTGCCTCCATGTGTACGTACACCCCTTCTTTCACGCGACGCAGCACACCGCTTTCAGACATGCGGAACATGATGGAGCGCACATCGTCTGTAGAAACCAGCCCCGTGCGCTTTTCCACATTCTTCTTGATTGCAGAGTAGGTAATTTCGCCTTTGACTTTGCCTATCTCCTCCCTGATAACGTCTGTCTTGCTCATTCTGCCGGTACTGATGCGCAAGTCATCAGTCTTGGGCATGAAGCTGCCGGTGTAGTTGAGCCGGTACAGGTCCACCAGCCCAGCGGCAGCGCGCAACCCGGCGCGCTCGGCTGGCATCTTCTCAGCAGCCAGCCTGAACATTCCGTTCAGGGCATCCAGCATCTTGACAATGCGGTTGCGCGAACAACGCTCTTCCAGCAGAAGCAGTATCTGCTCATCAGAAAGATGGAAGGCGCGGTGCGCCTCCAACGATGCCTTATCCATCAGTAGAGATCCTTCTCCAACTCTGCACGGCGCTCAGCCGGTGCCGTTTCAACAATGCTGCGCGCCAGTACCCCAGCCGGGATCTGCAGAAGCGTGGACATTTCCGCCAGCAGAATACGGCGGCATGCCTTCAATGATTGATCCTTGACTGCCGGAACCGCCGTCAGTACAAGCTGCACCGCGATGCGCAGCATCTCTGCATGCGCCTTGCGTAGTTCAGCCTGTCTGTCTGCCGGTAGCGGGTTCAATTTGGCCACGTTCATTTGCCGTATGCCTTACGCCACTGCACCACGACGTCCTTGCGCTCGCCTTCCATGCCTTTCCATTCGGCCTTCTTGACGCGCACAGATACGAAGTCAGGATGCAGTGCAGCCAGTCGTTCAGCGGAATAGTTCTGCGTCTCCAGGGTACGCCACAGACTGGCACCGCCTGCGCTATTGCTTGGGCTCGGGTTGATGCAGGCATCCACGTTCAGCCGGTTGGGGTGGCCCTTGCGCAGCAGTTGCAGGGTCATGTGGAAATCATCCATGCTGAACTTGTGGTTGACACCCTTGGTGAAATCACAGCCTGCCTTCAGCACTGCTTTTGGATTGTAGGCAAGCACATGCATCAGCCGCGTTACTTCCATGTGCGGGCCGGGGTGCTGCCAGTTCAAACTGCGGATGGTGATACCGGCGTGCGTGAACCCGCTTTTCACCCATTCCTCCAACAGCCCAAAGGCGGCTTCATGCTGCGGCACCGTGATGGGCTTGATCTTGCGCTCCGCATCCTTGTAGAAGAAGTCCAGGTCATCATCAAGCATGACCAAGAACTTCTCGTTCTTGTTCTGCTCCAAGATCCATTGGCGTGTGGCTGCAATGCCCTTGGCATCTGTGCCGATGATCTTGGTGTTACGATGATGGAATTCGTAAGAACCAACTTCGCCTGTCGGCACGACAAGCGTAGTCAACTCTCTGAGACTGGACGGCAAATTCCGCAGGGTCTTCTGCGTGGATTTACGCCCCATGGTGGGTATGAATATGAGCATATTGGTTCTCCTTATTGCGTCCGGCGCGGCAGTTCAGAGCGTGCTGCGGCCTGCACCTGCGGCTTCAGCACCTTGTATATCTTCGGCGGCTTGCGTTCCACCTTCATGGGAAATGCGCTGCGGATCAGAGTAAGAATGTCAAACGTGAAGAAGTGCGCAAGCGTGCGCCCACGCGGCGCAGTGAATACAGACTTGAACATCTTGCGGCGCTGGCTGCCATCTCCGTGCAGGCCAGCGGCCATGTAGCGGCGGATGCGCAGTGGTTTGTAAACAGTCATCGTTATCCTCTCTGGTGATACTGGCTGCGGGGTTTGCCTTCCTTTAGGCGGACGCGTTCGTACTTGTCAAATTCACAGAGCGTGAATTGAATATCGGTGGGTGCAAGCCAGCCCTTGTTCTTCCAGAAGCCAGCCTGCGCCGCATGAAGTTTCAGAAGATCCTTCAGCCCCACCTTTTTCAGGAGCTCAGGGTGCACCCTTGGGCTTTCACCGGAGAACACGCGCATCAGCCCACGCTGCGCTCCAGGCCCAATGGGGGTCCAGTCTCCGTAGTCGCGTGGCCAGCTACCATCAATGTGGTCAGTGCGTTTCTTCGGCCAGAAGTTTGGAAAGAACATGGTGTCCAGCGTGACTTCCTTGCCCATGAAGCCGCTGCCGCCAAAGCCCTGCACGTGTGAAAGCTGATCAAGAACAGATTCCCAGCTTCCTTTGCTCAGCCCCATCATGTTCTGCAATTTCTTGCGCGCTTCCCACACGCCCTTGATGAACATGTCCACCACCACGTCTTCCTTCGGCGCGCTGATGCCTTGGTTGGTGATAACGTAGGCACCCGTGAATACCTTCTGCCCTTGGCCAGCGCGCTCCTTGGCGACAGCCTTTAGATGCGCAGGCTTAAAGTCGTTCTGCCAGCCGATGGCGGTGTAGTACTCTTCACTGCCGAAGTAGCGCGCAATGGCGCAGTTCAGCCAGATCAACTCTGGTGGTGCATCCGGATGACGCGCGTATATCTTCTTGAATTCCTGCGTTGTGCGATCATACTCGCGCCGCACGTTGGTGAACTTGTACGTCTGCAGAATTGGATCCTTGGTCCAGGGCCATGGCTTGCCAGCCGCCTTGGCAAGTCTGATCTGCTCACGCTCTGCAGCGTAAGCGTAGAATTCCTTCGCTCTCATATCATTCCTTTTTCTTTGGAGATCCATTCAGATAATTCAAAATGAGAGAAGACAACGCCGCTTTCACGGCATATCTCTTCGGCCATCTCTTCACGAGTGGTATCACCAAGCTGATCGTGCGGGATCCAGTATTCATCGCCCTCGTATCTCACGAGAACGGCTGTATCCGTTTCACGGATATACGTGACAGGTGCAAGTTCTACGTATGCGGCAGCCATGCCCGCGCGCCCCTTTGCGTTGCCTTCGAACCGGCAAGGTTAAGCGCGTAGGCAAATGACAAGCAAACTCTTAAAAGGGGCTACGCACAGGCCCCTAGCGGCTCTGGCGCTTGCGGCGGTGCTTGGCAGCGCCCTTGGGCGCTAGAGTGGCTGCCACGTTGGTTACGTGCGTGCTGTTGCCGTGTGCATCCACCGCGTACACCATCGCTGGACGCCCGTTTGAGTGCTTGGCTGCCAGCGCTGCCGCAGCCGTGCACGCGGCCTGTAGAGTGGGCAGGCCATGCACGGCATCGTATTGTGCACGCCCCAGGAACATCGTTGCAGAGTAGCTGGCTGCGTTAGCCTGCACCGCTGCGTCTGCTTCTTGCCGGGTGTTGTGCATGGTCCCTCCAAACAAAAAGGGCGGCATCGCTGCCGCCCTCTTCGTCCTCCAGTTGTGCGGGCCGATCAGCCGCTGATCTTGATGTGGCCCTGATTGACCCAGTAGCGCAGGTTGCCGCGCCCGTCCCAGTCCTTGGCAGCCGCCTTCTTCACGTAGTCGCCGACGGTCATGCCGTCCTTGAGTGCCGCGAACATGGTGTGCGCATTGGTGTTGGCGCGCGCCGGGTTGCCGTCCTTGGCCAAGATCTTGATCTTGGCGGTGTCGCTGTACGTGGCGCGACGGCCCGTGCTGGCCGACTTCGTCTTCTTCGCGGCCTTCTTGGCCTTTTTCTTCGCCGGTGCCTTGCGGGCCTTTTTCGCCTTTGTCTCCGTGATGACGGTATCGGTTGCTTCAGTCATGACAATTCCTCCAAACAAGGTTGAGGGCTAACGCCCGATGCGGAGCATTATCCCAGATAATGCCTGAGAAAACAAACGGATGAAAAGCCCATGGATACTGGATTAGTCAGCACAAGTTTTCCGGCCCATATCATCAATTGTGCAGGCTGCACCTTCAGGAACAGCCGTCAGCACGGCCCCGCGTTTGCAGTCTGTGCGGTACGTGGTGCAGCCCTTGGCACCGCCGTAGTAGGCATCCACATAAATCTTCTTGAATTCCTCCCAGTTGGTGCTGGGCGGCACGTTGCACGTCTTGCTGACGGCGCTGTCCACGTGCTTCTGGGCTGCCAGCAACACGGCGAGATGCTCCTGCACTGTTACCTGATCTGCCGTCTTGCCCTTGGTGCCGTACACGCGATAGGCGTAATCAGGAAGTGTTTCAGTGCGTTCGCCTTCAAATTCAATGACGGTGCGTTTCATCTCCAACGCGAACACCGGCTCAATGCCACCACTGATGTTATCTGCGCTGGTTGCAATGGTGCCGGTGGGCGCGATGCTTGTGAGATGGCTGTTGCGGATGCCGTACTTGTAGATGAGTTCCTGCACATCTGCATCCAGGGTCTGAATGAATTTGCCCTGCATGTACTTGTCACGGTTGAACAGCTTGAACGGCCCCTTCTCCTTCGCAAGTAACGCGCTGGCACGGTAAGCCTCGTTCTTCAACGTGCTGAGGATGGTTTCTTCCACCGCAATGAATTCTTCACTGCCGTATGGATGGCCCATGGTTTCAATCGCATTGGCCAAGCCTGCAACGCCCAAGCCGATGCGGCGCTTGGCCTTGGCTTCTTTTTCCTGCTCGTAGAGCGGGTAAATGGTGCGATCAATCACGTTGTCCATGGCGCGCACCACGTGCGGAATGTCCGCCTTAAACGCACCAAGGTTGTAGGCCCAATTATCGCTTTCACCCTTCGTCAAGAACTGAGGAAGATTGAAACTGCCCAACAGGCACGCACCGAACGGAGGCAATGGCTGCTCGCCGCATGGGTTGGTCGCAGCGATGTATTCACAGTACCAGAGATTGTTCATCTGGTTGATGCGGTCAATGAACAGCACGCCGGGTTCTGCCCAATCCCAAGTTCCGCGCATCATGGCGTCCCACAATTCGCCGGGGTCAACGGTGTTGTAGGTTTCACCTTCCCACACCAGATCAAACGGCTTGCCTGTGCGCAGTGCTTCCATGAACGCATCGGTAACGCCGACGCTGAGATTGAAGCCGGTCAGCTTGTCTGCATTCTGTTTGACGTGAATGAATTCCATGATGTCGGGATGATCAATGCGCAGCACGCCCATCTGTGCGCCACGGCGGTGGCCGCTGCTGGCGATGGCTTGCCCGCCTGCGCTGTAGTAGCTCATCCACGCCACGGGGCCGCTGGACTTGCTCTGCAGCTTCTTGATGGTAGCGCCCCTTGGGCGCAAGGTGGACCAATCATAACCAATGCCACCGCCCATGCGCATGGTCTGCAACGCCTGCCCAGCACGGGATTGAATGCTGCCGTCACCATCCAGCAGAGTGTCCTCAATAATGCCGCTCACAAAACAGTTGAACGCAGTAACAGCGCGCGAGGAACCGACACCTGATTGCACGCGTCCGCCGGGTAGGAAACGCATGCCAAGGTAGATATCGCGGAAGGCGTAGAAGTCTTCTTCCTTGTCCTTCAGCACATTCGCAAGTCTGTTGCCGACTTCGCGGAATGTTTCTCCAGGTCCACGGTATTTCTGCGCGTGAAGTTCATCGCAATAAGCAAGCTGAGGCCCAGCCATCTTGAATCCTTTGTTGACGGTTGTTGTGAGGGTAGGCATGTTAGGCACCTTTCGTAAGAGTGTTAAGCAGGGTACGCAGTTGCGCTGCCATTTGCTCAACCTGCTCAACTTGCTTAACCAGCAACGTGGGGCTTATGGCGCGGCGCACCAGTGCGCCTACGAGCTCGCCGTGTATGCGGCCCTGCAACGTGCAGATCTTGTCAAGCTGTGCAGCGATCACAGAAGATGGCAACGGAGCAGACTTACCGGGTGCGCCGGTCGGCTTCGGGCGTCTTGCTGCTTTCTTGACGCGGATGGTCATAGCTCGTAGCTCCACGTGCGCTTGGCGAAGCCGGGCCAGACGCGTGCAAACTCTTTCATGATGTCTTCACGTGGCAATCCTTTCTCAAGGAGTTCCACGTACAGAAGCTCCAAGCGGTCTGCAGTCAGACCGAGTTCAGTGATGTACAGCGCGCTGAACTTGGGAAACACCAACACAGCTACGTGCACGGAGAATGCCGGAGGCGGAAGTGCCTTCACCACCATTTCCTTCAACTCTGCAAGCATATCTTGACGCATTGCTGGCGTCATCACCTTGCCGACGTATGGCGTCATGATTGCTTCCATAGGTCCCTGAAGATCAACGCCTCTGAAGAATACCTTGTATTCAGTGTCTGCAGTCATATCGGAAACTCCTGCCCTTCCTGGCTTGGTTTATTTCTCGCGGCACCATCTCCAAGTGCCATGGGTTCACGCATAGGGAATTCTCGCATAGGTGATCCAGGTGCATGCCAGCAATCCACACCTGCCGGTAGATGGCGACGAATGAGAACTTGTGCGCGCGTACAACTTTGTCCCCAACTGAGAACGAGCCGTACCATTGCGTGTTTCCCTGCCCACGTGACTTGGCACCGCGCCATATCCAGCATTCCGTTTCCAGCGGGCCGCATTGCAGTACAATCTTCTGCGCGAAGCGTTCTATATCCTCCTGCGAGAATACGAACGACATCACATCCTCACTATCTTCACGCGCTTGGCTGCGCGTGTCAGGCCGGTGTATAGGTGCCGGTGCCGGTTCTCTCGGAACACATAGCTCTCATCAAAGAGCAACACGTTGTCCCACTGGCTGCCTTGGGCTTTGTGCACCGTCAGCGCACCGCCGTAGTCAAACTCCTGGGCATCCTTCTTGTGGTACCACGGCAGCTTCTCGCCGCGCTTTTCAAAGTAGTGCGTGTGGCTGGTCACGAAGATTGGTTTACCGCCTTCATCCTCAGGATGAAGGTGTAAACCAATGGTGCTGTCTGGTGTAGGGGTACCAGCTTCCACTACGAAATAGATCGCGCCGTTGAGCAGACCAACTTCGTGGTCATTGCGCAGACATACCAAGCGATCGCCCGTTACCGGCATCGTCTGGTATGGCTTGTCCTTGAACAGTTTCAGCTTGCGAAGCTTGACGTTGCTGTCTTTCCGTGTCTCATTCTTGCCGACAAGTATCTGATCTGCAGCGATTACATCTTCCAGATCAACTGCTTTCACTACCGACGACTCACCATAATTCCCAAGGTTCAACGATTTACCCTGCCGCACTTGGGCTGCCATCCACAGAATGGGATTGTCTTCAGCCTGCCGGTGTATCTCAGTCAGCTGAAAGTCAGGTTCACGATTGGTGAAATAGCCGCAGCCGTACACAGGCGGCAACTGGAACGGATCGCCCAGGACGAGGACCTTCACTCCGAAGGATAGAAGGTCTCGTCCTAGTGGCTCATCAACCATGGAAATCTCATCTACCACTGCCAGCTTTGAATTGCGCAAGGTGCTGTCAGGATTCAGCACAAACATCGGTGCCTTCAGCGCGTTCTCTTCAATGCGGATCTCTTCGCGCAGCTTCTGCACCTTGGGCATTTCTTCCGGATCAAAGGTTGGATCGCCGTTTGACTCTGAGTGCAATTCATAGAGCATCTCAGCAAGACTCTCCTCCATCTCACGCAGTTTGGCCTTGGACTTGTCACGAGAAATGTAAATGCGTGAATGGATAGTGGTGGCGTCTGGGCAGCCCTTCTGGCGCATCACATAGGCTGCCTTGCCGGTGTAGCTCATGAAGTCTATCTGGCCTTCCACACCTGCTGCAAACTCTCGTGCAAGCGTGGTCTTGCCGGTGCCCGCAAACCCGGCAAGGTAGAACACCTGCTGGCTGGGGTCATGCAGCCATTCGCCGACGCGCTTCAGCGCTGTTTCTTGTTGAGGTGACCAGAGCATTATGAAGAGGCTTCCTTAACACGAAGATCGTGAACGACTGGATTATAGCCACGCGCTAACGCTAAGATCAGATCATACTGGTTCTTAATCTTCTCTGCATCTACCCAGAATTCTATTGGCGGCATGTCTTCTCCGCGCGCTGTCTTATAGCCGATAGACATGCGTTTGTAGAACACGCGCTCAATCTTCTCGCTGGCCAGTATGATAGGACTATTAGTGACGCTCACTTCACCTTGCACATGGGCGCTGGCAATTTCACCTTGACCTATGATCATATCTCCATCCAGTTTTCCACCAATGGCTAGGGCTCTCAATTCGTAATTCATGACTTTCCTTTCGGTGCTTTCGGTATCGCTCTGCGTGGCTCCATGCTGGCCCAAGCAAACCACTGCTGAAACATCTCCGCGTGCGCATGACTGAATGTGGTTTCGCGTTGCAGCTTGGCACGCTGCAGAATGTGCGTGTCTATGTTCTTCGGCGGTGTCATGAAGTGCTTCTTCAAGCGCTCGTAGTACTCCGCCAGTTGCTTACTCATTCTTAAACCCCGGCAGAAACTGCACGCCAACCGTGGCCACCAGCGCCGGACGCCACACATGGCCGCACTGTTGGCAGGCGTGCGTGTGATGCGGCTTTGTGGCGAATTCACTAACGTCAATGTGCCGCGTGTTGCACTCAGGGCACTTGAGCAGCATGGGGATGGGCTGTTGAAGTTCTCTGATGCGCTCATGTGCATTCGCAAGATCCACCTGCGCCCAGTGCAGCCGGTTGCGCGCTGACTTGGCTGTCAGCTTCTCAGGAGGCGTTGTCATCACTCTTCTCCTCTACATACTGCACAGCGAAGAACCCTGGAGAACAGTAGTGACCCAGGAAATCGTACAGGCCCTGCGTCGGTAGCGGACCGGGTATGTCCGCTTCAATCCATTCGCCATCTGCGTTGGGCTGCGTCTTCGGTACTTGTTTGATGCGGTATTTCATGTTGTAGGCCTCCACTCTGTAGGCATGTCTCCATCATCGGTGCAGCGGTCACCTGCTACGGTACGCCAGCAGTGTTCGTCCTTCGGGCAGTTGTACGTGGCCACCGCAGGCTCGTACTCCCTGTCACGCTCATATCTGGCCAGCATCACGCGGTGCGGGTGCACTCCGTATCCACTTGGGCCGCGTAGCTCTACGAAGGTGCCGTCACGCGGAGCGGTGGCAAGGGGCTGCCATGCCAGCGCTGCATCGTAGATACGTTCTGCCAACTTGCCATGAACACGTGCAGCGTGGCTGCATTGCCTGCGTGCATCGCCAAGTTGCTCCATGCAGATAGCAGCACAGGTGCCTTGGCCGGTTTCAAACTTACCACTCTTGCAGATTGCACGAGCGATTGGTTCCAGGTTCTTGGTCATATCTTCATCCTCTTAGAAAGAGTTTGGCCCCGCCGTGTTTGCACGCGGCGGGGCCAAACATTAGAACGGAGCCTTGCCGTCGCCCTCAGGGTCGGCGTCGGTGTCCACTTCACCGTCCACGTGTTCACGCTGTTCGCTGGCTGCCTTGGCTTCGCCGCTGGCAACCATGTCACGCAAACGCCGTCCGGCATCCAGCAGATCGCTTTCCGTCCGCGGATCGATCAGCGAGGACAGCATGTCCTTGCCGAACGGTGCGAAGACGAAGTTCGCGAACTTGCCCTTCTTGTTGCTGTCGGGGAACGACTGCAACAAGATGCGGTGTGCAAACAGAGGGGGACGCCCCTTCAGCATGTACATCGCGGTGAACCAGTTCTTGAACGGCTTGATCTTGGTGCCGGTGCAAGAAATAACGGCGAAGCCGTTCGGCATCTTGCCTTCTTCATCCAGGGTGTTGCCGTAGATGTAGTGCGTCTGAACGAGCTCGTTGCCGTTCTTCAGCTTCAGCTTGCCGAACTTCTTTTCGGCCGCTGCGATTGCATCCACCACCACCTTGGCGTCAGGCATGTGTCGGTCGACGATGCCGCCACCGTTGTCGCGCGGTGTCCATTCCACGTATGCGTCCTGACGGAAGCACGGTTGGAACGGCACGCCCGCCTTGACATTCTTGCGATCGTAGTTGGCGTCGTACAACACGCCGGTGACAGAGTTGAGCAACATGCCCGTCTTGCTGCCTTCCGGCTGGTGGTTCTCCACCTGCGGTGAATTGGCCTGGAGAAGCATCAGGAACGGGATCGTAAGATCCTTCGCCTTCGTGCCCTCAAAGCCTCCGCCTGCGTCGGCACCGTAGTCATGGACTGCGGTGCTGACGCCCGTTTCCTTCTTCACAACTTCCTTGTTCTCTTTGACCATTCTCATTCTCCGTTAATGGCTGTACCGCTTTTATTTAAGCCACGTCGCGCGGTGGTGCCAAGAGTACGACGTATTACTGAATGACGTGTCATTCAGTAATCTTCATAACCGCTGCGGCATAGCGCAAATGTGCAGCGGTAAGTTTGTCTTTGGATTCTAGTCCCTCCAGTCTTATGCTGGAACGTATGGCATCTTGCGCAGAAATAATCCCCACGCGCTCTGCATCGGGTAGATCCACAAATCCCCCATGACGTTCTATCAACTTGGCGATAGGGGCTAGCGCTTTTTCTAATTCAGCTATGCGGTCTGCCGCCTGTTTCATGGTGATGAACGCCTGAGAGTGCTGTGTGATGCCTAGATTGGCAAAGCCAGCGAGTCTCTTCAAATCAGCTTTCAGGTTAGGAACAACTGCCATGGCTATTCCTCACTTCCAAATTTCAATGCCTTCACCATCATCACATCTCCCTGCTCAGAAGGTAGTCTGGCAATTTCTTTGAAGCCCCAATTCTTGGAATAGAAATCAGGTTTTCCAGTCATCAGAATTGCAGTATCGCAGATGGCTCTCATTTCCATAAGACACGCATTCACGATAGTTTTGCCGAAACCTCTCCTTTGCAAAAGCGGATGAACGTTTATCCAGGTCAACGCCCAGACATTCCAATCCATCCAGCTAGGCGCATATGCACCCAAGGCTTGAATTTCTCCGTCAAGCTCTAGCACCAAGAAATGCGGACGCCACGGCAAGTCAGAAAGCCCCATGTCCATTTCTATGAGACAATTCATTGCCACCATCTTGGTGTAATTAGCAGAGACGATAGTCGCGCACTGCGCGATATCCTTACGTTCGAGCGGTCTGATCATTCTCCGCACCCCAACCGTGCACCGCCCGTGCGCCCTTGGGCATCAGTCATGGCGTAGAATTCCTTGAAGGACTTCCAGCCCTTTGGGCAGTGGAAGCCCCATTCACGCACACGCGGCCCAGTAACGAACAACGTCCAGCATCTTTCTGGATCCCACACATTGTTGAGATCCATTTCATTGGCAAACAACTCCACCCGGTGGACAGCCCAAGGGCCGCGCACGATGAGGCCGGACCATTTACCTGCTTCATGAACGGTGCGGCGCATCACACCGCCGTATCTGATGGTCTGCTCCTTGTACTTGCCGCACAGCAGAATGCTGAAGTTGAACAGCCATGGATGGTCGTGCAGCGCATCGTCTTCATCACTGCGCAGAAATTGGTGCAGATAGATGCTGAAGAATGGATTGCGTGGCACTACATACCAGCGGCGCAGGTATGGATTGTCCGGCTCGCCGTTGGTAATGACGAAATCAGGGCCACGCTTGGCGACGATGCTGGTCATCAGTTTCTGGTATAGCCATTTGATCATTGTGCTACTCCTGTTCCTTTGCATGCTGCGCAGCGCAGCGTATCCACCATTCCTGTGCCTCCGCAGCCGGGGCATTCCACCACCATCACATCAGCAATGCCGATATCTGACTTGGCTTTGTGCCGCCTGCGCCACTCCTCAAGCGGAATGCGGCGCACGCGCGCAAATTCCGTCTCAGCAAGAGTATCCAGAGTGAAGTACGCGATCTCGTTCGCTGCCAGAGCCGCGTGCAATAGCTCCAGGGTTGCCGCGCACTGCGCCAACTCCTTCATGAGTGCACCGGCAGGGCGGCTGTACACACGTGCAGCCAGCCGCCCGATCTCGTCTGCTGTGATGCCCTGCACCTGCCCCAGTTCAATGGCTTCCTCCACGAAGCGCAGAGCGCGCTCCTTGGGGTCCAATGCCAGCGGGCCGAAGGTGCTTACACACCACGCCAGGAATTCAGTTGCGCGTGTCATCTTTCTTTTCCTCCAAAATGGCCATCGTCAGCAGCACGAATGCCGCCACAAACCACACCAAGATGATGAGATCGTCGTTACCGCTGCGTCTGAACGGCTTGCTGCTGCTTAACGCGAGCATGTGCCACATCAACACGCAGCCCAGCAGGTACAGGGCACCTGCAACTATCCAGCCGAACATCATGACGCGTACCACCATGAAGCTGAGACGCCCACGAAAACATACCAGCATTCATCAGCAGCTTTAGCCCAGCGTCTCTTACCCGTGAGAAGTTCATAGGAGAAAATACCTAGAAGCATACCAAGGAACACTAGAGCGTGTTTGGCTATGCTGGACATTTCTTGCCCTCCTTCTTCTCAGGAATGCTCACCTCTGCCACCTTGCGGCGATGCACGCCGAACACTTCCAGCGGCAGGTTCAGCTTGCCCTCTTCCAGAATGTCCGTCACGGTCTTCTTCAGTGTGCCGGGGTGGATATTGCGGCTGACTTCGCTGTTCAACGGCTTCTTGCGCTTGAGCAGGTCACGCTGGAATTTCTTGGCCCATGCCTCATCGCCCTTACCGAACTTGATCACGAATTGGCGCTTGATGATGTCGCCTAGCTTGTTCTTCTCCAGCCACGCGAACGCCTTGGGCTTGTTCTCCTCCTTGATGCTGGTGAACACTTGCTCCTTCACCTCTATCATAAGGCCATCCGCTGTTGTGATCTTCAGCGAGTCGGCCTTCTCCATCAGATCAGGGATGATCTTCTCTTCCATCAGAGTGAGCCGATCAGTGGCCGCTTTCAATTCATCTTCCAGCTTGGCCACCACGGCACGCTGAGTGATGAGTTTCTGTGCGGCCTCACGTAATTGCCCAAGGATGGTCGAGCCGGGTGGCTCCTTGTAGGCAGAGTAATCAGGCGCTTGCTTTGGCATATAAGTTCTCCACGGTTATCGGGATATACCACTGGTGAGTCGCGGACCATTGCAGCATCTTCAATCTACCGCCGGTCCGTTTAGCAGCGATTGCGAACGCGATACCGATGAACAGCGGGTTGCCGGTGGGCAACAACCAATCATCGCATGAGAATGCAGCCAAGCCTTGGCGCAGCTTGGCCACGGCAGCATCCAGATCCATCGTGCTGTCGCCATGGTTCAGCAGCATGACAAGCGGGCCATACCGGCGTGCATCAGAGAAGTCAAACTTGTCCACGGCTTGGCGCACACGCGGATCAAGCTGCTTCTGATCTTGTATGATGAATACCTTAGACATGATACTCATTTCCTGTGATTGCTTCCCAAATTGTCCCTGACAACACGGCAATGAATGCCCACACACCCAGACCGATAAGGATTGGTATCATCACTGGCCAAAATAAGAAGCGTCTCAGTAGATCTTTCATTCGTCATTCCAACATTGGCATGTACCAGTGGGGAGATCCCGCCAGCAGTGTTTGCAGTAGGGTAATTCACCGATGATCAGCGCGCGTTCCTCTTCTGAGAACGGCTTCAGCATTTCAGCGATCTGCACTGCTTTGCGCTGGCACACTGTTACATCTACATCGTTCATATCCACTCCTTCAGAACATCACCGGTGATGATGCTGCTTATGTCCAGCTTGTTGCGCAGGGCTTCCACCAAGCGCTCGTCCACGGTATTCCAGGCCACCAAGTCACGATAATCCACTGAGTGCTGAAGACCTGCTCTGTGAGCACGGTCTTCAGCTTGGAGGCGCAACCGCAATTTGAAATTGTTAGAGTAGAAGAAGACGGACTTGGCCATGTGCAGCGTAAGCGTGCTGCTCATCTGGCTGTTGGCCACGAAGTCCTGCGCGTCGCCAGCTTGAAAGGCTCTCTTATTCCGCTCAAGTTGGTCATCGGTAAGAGAGCCATCATATCTGACGGCTCTCTTACCGCGCATTTCACAGATCTGGTCAATGTCCTTGATGAAGCGGCACCAGATGATGTTTTGATGCGTGCTTGGTGCCAGCGCATCTTCAAGTACACCCAGCCGTTGATTGGTCTTGCCAATCATTCGGAACGGTTCTTTATCGGTGGGTATGTACCCGCACACAATCTGCTGGAAGCGCAGCAGCCGCACGATGGCCAAGTCGGCTGTGACCATTGCACCATCTTCAAACTGAATGAAGTACTCTTCCTTCAGTTGCTCGTACCGGCTGCGTGCCGCCGGATCTAACTCGTAATGGATCTTGCTGAACAGCTTGGGCGGCAAGTCAAGGCAATCATCCTTGACAACGCGGTCGCCGATCTTGTTCAACAGCGCATTCAGTTCCTCCAGGTTCTGGTATTCAAGCAGCTTGGCGTAACCGGGGTCCCACCCAAGCTGCTCCTGGGCTTCATCACGCTCAAGCCACTTGCCGAAATGGTGCTTGAACGCATTGAAGTCCCACATGCCGTGCCGTTGCCAGAAGCGCTCTTCCAGAAACTTGATGGGCATGAAGGTGTCAAAGGGGCCTTCCGCTGCCGGTGTGCCATCCAAGATGCGTTTGTACTTGGCGTACCGCCCGCTGGCCTGAATGGTGATCGCGCGTTTGCCGCCCGGTTGCTTGATGGCACCTTCACCGCTGGCTTCATCCAGAACGTAGAACACCTTGCGCTTGCGCAGAAGCTTCCAGATAAACTGCTTTGCCGGTTTGAAGCTGGCATATTGGATCGTGAGGATCGCAAGCCCCTTGTGCGCGATCAACTCAAGGAATTCATTCTTGTGCTTCTGCGTTTTGTATTTTGATCCCTGCCACACCATCGTCTTGCACTTGGGCAAGATGTCCAGGGGCATGTGCTTTGGAATTTCTTCGTTGGCCCAGTTGCGATCACCGCCGCGCGGTGTAACCACCAAGATGCAATCAATCTCGCCGTCAACGAATAGCTGCGCAGCACTGAGAATGGTTGGTGCAGTCTTCGCAGTGCCTTGTTCCCAGAACAGAGCGCGCGTCTCTGCACGCGCATGCAAGCGCAGGTGTTCTTCTTGATGCTGGAACAGCGGCATCCGTGGTTTCACGGATAAAGCAGGCATGGCAGGCAGCCCCGGTTATGCGGTTTATGGGCCAAAGGGTGGGGCCAGCCGGGGTTGAACGCAAAAGATCAGCAAAAGCCTAGGGTTAGGGCCGGTTTTTCTCAGTTGTCATTTGCCCAAATCACACCTAATATATTGGCACGGTTAGCGTTTAACCGGGCTGGGACGGGTACCCAGTCGCAGGGGCAGCCCCCCGAACCGCGAAACAACACCCCGGCGCACTTGCAGCGCGACTAGGCGAAAACGGCCGAGGCGGATGCAGGACACCATACCCCGATAAAAGGGTGCGCTCAGTAATCCGGCCTGCGGGCCAGCGGTGAAGAAACCCCTCCAGATGAAAAACGTAAGTGCGCCGACCGCGCTAACGCAGAAGTGCCGGGTGCCCAAGAGGCCGACCGCCGGAAACAGTGTCCATCGTGACCGATCACTCAGACGAATTACGAAAGCAGTTCAGAGGGGAACCCTACGTAGCTGCGTGAACGCGCAGCCTGATGATGGCAGCGGTACTGCCGAAACGTATGGAGCCCGACGTGGCCGCACGCAAACTTGTGGTGGAATACTTTGTTTCCTTCCCGAATGGCGCAGATGTGAAATCCAAGAAGGAAGAATACAAGGTGGTGAAGGTAGTGGACTCGGTGCTGTTTCATCCTGGGCAAATGCTCAGCAAAGAACATATGAGAGATCTATGTGAGAACACGGATTGGACCGTTACCGTTCTTCCGCGCAGCAATTGAGGAGAAACCGATATGACCTATGGCCAACGCAGCCGCGCTGAAGGGCGCAAGGTTGCCAACGCAATCAAGCGCGCCGACGAAAACGTGGTCGCGACGCTGAAGCTGAACGCATATGAAGCCATGGTGGTGCGCAAGGCCCTAGAGGCCATGGCGTACAACCAAGACACGCTTCAGGCCAAGGATCACAGCGGTGGTCTTTTGAAGTTGCTGCATCAGAACAACAGCCAAACATGCAGCCGCCTTGCAGCAGCCATCACACAGCAGGAGAAGAACCGGTGAAACACAACAAAGCGCATGATGCAGCGGTGGCAGAAATCAACGAACACCGCGTTGCAGTGGGCAGGCGCAAATTCAGCAAGCTGACGCCCGCTGAAGTCAAGAAGCACCAAGCCAAGATCAACCAGGAAGCGCCCTACGGCAACGACCCTTGGGCCTAACGGAGAACCGATATGACCATGACCAAGAAGGCAGAACGCGCGGCGCAGGTTGCCGCCAACAGGCGTGCGGCTTATTTCAAGCGGGTGCGCACGCTGATCGGCCACGTGCTGGCAAGCAGCGCCTTTGAGCGCGTTACCCCAGCGCAGCTTGATGCCGCCATTGCAGCAGGCAAAACGGCGGACATGTTTGCCGCTGAAGTGGCCAGCCGCGAGCCTGTTGGCAAAGCAGTACACCCGCTCAAGGCGCAGGCTGTATTGGCAGCGCGCAAGTACGCCGAGGAACAGATCGCAGAGATCAAGGCGGACTTAGAGAAGCACGGCTGGGATCTCAACAAGGCAGCGCCGTACCCCAACAGCATCACCACGGGGCGCAAGCAGTACATCGAGATGATCGGCAAGTACCAACTGTACAGCAGCGTCACGCAGTGGGCGGGCAACGGCATCCGCCGTGGCGGGCGCGGCGAGCCCAACCCGGTGGAAATGAGTCCGGAAGGTTGCCAGCGCCACACCACACGCCTGGAGGAGATCGCAGCGTTCAACTACGATGCGTTCATCTGCAAATTGGTCATGAAGGTCGGCGCTTGTAAAAGCGCAAACCTTCATGGCGATCACGTCTGGCAAAGCAGCACGCTTACCGTGGTGCTGAAGGATGGCACTAAGCAGCGCTGGTTCACACAGCAGATCACGAACCGCAGCGTGCTGGGCAAATACTTTCCGCAATGGCCGACACGGCTTATGAAGGAGAAGGGGAAATGAAGACAACCACATACGGTCAGAAGGGTGGGGAAGGCCCCACCCGAGGCCGCAAGGCCACCACTTACACGGCAACCGCGCCTGATGGCAGCGTGCTTACCAAGCGCAGCTATTTCACAAGCGCGGATACCGCCGTGATGGGTGCCTACGAGCATGAAGGCAAATGGTACGCGGCAAGCGTGCATGCAGACCAAGAAGCTATGAAAGCCGCACGCTGCGATCACTACACCAAACTGGAAGCCCGGAGGGCACCATGAAACTCATGACACCAACCATCGGCGCGTTCACAATCGTGGACGGCATCAAGTTCACCTTCGATTACTCACCTTGGGCCAAGGAGCGCGCGGTGCGTTACCGCGTCACCTGTGCAGAGCAAGAGCGCAGCTTCCAGCAGCCACCGCCCAGCAACGTGCGGCCCCGCTGGGTGGCCGAGGGCGGCTTGGCCTACGACGTGCACCAGAACAGCGGCATCGGCTGGGAGTATGCCGGTGACTGGCAAGGCAGCAGGCGCTACAGCAACCGGCTGCGCGCCATGCGTGCTGCCATTGAGCGCAAGCGGCAGGAGATTGAAGCCATGCGCGCCAAGGTGGCTGCGTATGATGCGGCCCGCCAAACGCACTACGAAGAATTCGCAGCGAAGGAGGATAGCCGTGCAAGCTAAGATCGCACTATTCATAACCATCGAGCAGGCCACTGCAATTGCGGATCTGATCAAACTGCACACACTTGCTGGACATGGCAGCAGCGTGGAAGATACGCTGCGTGAACAGATCAAGAAGGCAAACAGAATACCACCACGTGACAGGTTCTTGGTGCTTGATACTGCTGGGTTCCAGATTTGCGATGGACGTGACATCTGGAAAAACGAAGAGGACATTACGTGGCACGCGCGTCTGCCAAGGGAGGAATAAATGGCTGTTGACAAATTCACCGGACTACGCGGAGCGCTGACCAGCGCGCGGCGCAATGAAGAACGCCAAGTTGAGATCTTGAAGGTGCTGTTCACCCGTGCCCAAGAGCATGGGGCCAGCGCCGAGATCTTGGCGCATATCGCAGATGCCAGCACCAGTATCCAGATCACCATGAGTTTGCTCCACAAGGCAGTGGATGGATTGGAGGCAGCAGATGCCAGCTAAGAAGATCAAGCCCGAGCAGATTGATCTGGAAGAGGCCGTGGTGGCCAAGGGCGGCAAGAAGGGCGGGCCGAAGGCAAACCCGCATCGGCCAAGCGCAGCGGCTAAGGCTGTGAAGAAAGCTACCAAGGAGGCACTGGCACCGGCTGCTGCACCGGCACCTGCCAAGGCAGCACCGGCACCTGAGAAGCGCAAGGTGCGCGTGCTGGCACCGGCATGGAACGGGTGGCCGCAGATTGAGCGGTACACGTTTTACATTGATCACGCTGAGAACGGCACGTTCCTGGCGTATCTGAAGTTCGGTGCCAAGTACTCGGCGCGCAAATTCATTGAAGCCGTGGCCGACGGCAAGCCGCTTGAATTGCTCGGTGACAAGAGCATTCTGGCAGGGCGCTGCATTTTCAGATACCCCGACACCGACATCTGCGTTGAAGTGTTCAACCACAAGTACAGCCCAGATGAAGCTGAGTGGTCGTTGCCACCGCCGTATGATGGCTACGCGGCAAGACTGGCAGGCAAGAGCCTGGAGCGTCTTGCGGTGGCTGCTACACCTGAAGCCGTGGGCAAGGTGCTGAAGGCTGAACGGCGCGAGGCTTCTGCGACAGCAAAGCCTCGTGCTGCTGCGGTGCCGGTGACTGGACGCATCAAGCTGGTGACCAAGGGCAACCCATGCAAGGCGGGCACCAAGAGCCACAGCATCTTCGCGTGCTTTGAGGACGGGCTAACCGTCGCTGACTTCGTCAAGCGAGGTCAGCCCGGTTGGGACATGAAAGGCGCAGTGCGCTACTTCGCAGAACGCGGAAACATCAAGGTAGAGGAGAACTGAAATGGCAGCGGGGCGTTTCGTGATACTGGTGAAGCAGGAGGATGGCTACGGCCTGCTCACCAAGTACGACTACGATGATGCCAGCAAGGGCGGCAAGCGCAAGCGCATGCTGGACCGTGTGGCAGGCAGCGTGCAGGGCTGGGCAGAACGCTTCCCCCAGTTTCGTGACAGGGCGTTTCAGGTGCGCGAGATCGCCATAGCAGACGGCGGAAACGTGAAGAAGCGCAAGGGCAAGGTGATCAACCTTGCCACTGAACTTGCCAAGGCTGGCATCAGCTACAACGTGAAGCCAGTGAAGCAGCCGAGCCAGAAGAAGGTGCCGGTGCCAACCAAGGGCAAGGCTGAAGACGCTCTGGTGTGCATCCACATCATCGCCAAGAAGAACCCATGCCGCGAAGGCACCAAGGCATGGGACATCTACGCCTGCATGAAGCAGGGCATGACCGTGAGCGCATTCATCGCCCAAGGTAAGTCGGGCTGGAACATGCGCGGCGCGATCACCTACTTTGAAACACGCGGATACATTGAAGTGAGGAGGAAGAAATGAACTGCACCTATCCAACCTGCACGTGCATCGTGCAGACCAGCACCAGCCAACCGCAGCCAGATTGCGGTAAAGGGCTGGAAGACTACCCGCTGCGGTGGGAAAGCGTGCCCGACAAGCAACCCAGTGAAGCCCAGCGCAGCCTGACTGTGCCGGGGCTTGTGGTGCTGGTGCGCCGCACGCTTGACAAAACCAAGAGCAACTACGTGGTCGTGATCAACGGGAAACCGCATGGCTCAGCAGAAACCATGGAAGAAGGCAAGGTGAAGGCCGCACGCCGTGCGGCTGCCAAGCTAGAAGGAGCAGTGAAATGAGCGACAACGAATGGCACGACGGTATCGGCGTGAATAGGCTGTGGTCGACCGTCAGCGGTCTATCCATCCGCAACAACGAAATGTGGGATCGCATCATCCTTGCACGCAGGCCGCTCATCGCGGCTGCATTGGCATGGCGTGATGCAGCAGTGGCGGATGGCTGGACCATGACGCCAACCTACGGCGAGCATGAAAGCGTGGATCACGCATGGTCGCTGGAGCATACTGAAGGCTTCAAGGCGCTTGGCCTCTCCAGGCCCGCCAATTGTGCACCCGGCGCACCGCAACAGCGGGACGACACCGCTGGCACCGGTCAAGTCAGCGTGTGGGGGCCAGATGGGCTGGCCCTGCCAAGCGGGCGCACGTACTCCATGGCAGCGCTGCGGGCTGGGCTCACCACCTGTGGCTATTGCAACGCCACGGGCGTGCACACTCAGCGCGTAGGCTTTGCAGGGCGCTGCTGTGACACCTGCCTTGTGGACGTTCGCAAGATGGTTGAAACGCCGGGGTGGACGTCATGATGTGGTGGATCAGCAAGCTGGTGCCAGCGCGCACCACAGATCGCATCTGCCACTTCGGGCAAAGCACCACATCGCCAAGCTACGCGGTGCGCATACCGTTCACTCAATGGTGGATGGGCGTAACATGGACCAAGCCGGTGCAATTCACCGGTGAATTTAACGAAGGAGAAGACTGATATGACCACGTACACTGAGAGTGAACAACGCGCGCTTGATGAAGAGTCCGGCGCGGAGATGGACCGGCAGGCGCGCGCTGCGCGGCTTGCTGAATACGGCAGGCGCCAGAAGGAGATCGCAGATCTCACAGAGGCCAGCACGCGGGCCAACGGTCACTGCGATTATATGTGGTGGCTGTACTGCAACGCCATGCGCAGCGGGTTTGACTTGACCAAGCGGCGCGAGCATTTCCGCCGCGCGTACTCTGACAAGGTGTACGCATTCAATGAACTGCGCAAAGCACGCCAAACCCTGGAGGCAATGGCATCATGATGAATATCTACACACCGCCACGCTTCCAGCGCACACCGCGCTGGAAGATACTGGCCTGCATCGTCGGCTGCGCACTCACGCTCGGCTGGCTGTGCGCCGCGTGGGTCATGCTTTGGGCATGGAGCGCGCCATGAACCAAGCCCATGGCTATGCCGTCATATCAGACGGCGCAATCCAAGTGCCAACCATCAGTGATACCAAGCGCGCGGCGATAGTCAACTGGCTATGCAGCCGCGTTGGTATCTTGATGCTCAACAGTGCGTCTGATGACGAGATCTTCGAAACGTGGAAGAACCTGTCAGCAGAACACAAGGGCGTTCTCGTTTCTGTTCTTATCACGGAGGAAGAGTGACATGCCAAGGTACTATGACGATGACGGCGTCGGGCACGACGAGTACGATGAAGACGATGAGCGCATTCAGTTCGCTGATCCAGGCGGGCGCAGTGCGTTGCGCGCGGCTGGGCCGGGTAATCCCCGAAACAAGCCGTGCCCAACATGCGGGGTCAAGAACAAGCTGACGCCTGCCGACGTGGCGCTTGGCTACCAATGCGACAACTGTGCAGACCGCGCTGAGCGCGGCTGCGATTGAAGGAGGATGATATGACTACGATACTCAGCAAAGAAGAACACGACGCGCGCAGATTATACGAGCGCATCTGGCGTGAAGTGAATGGGTTAAGTGAAAATCGATCTCTCAGTCTCGGTGGTCTTGAATGGCTGGTGGTAGAGCGCTTTGCCAAGGCGCTCGGGGCGGGCAAGCGCAAGGAAACCGCTGCGCCCACGGAACCCGGCTGGTACTTCGCCATTCCGCAGCTTGCTATCAGGCGTGAGATGCGGCCCGTGCGGGTGCACAAGCTGAGCGACCAGCTATTCGTCCTCGGCAACAATGTGCCAGTGCCGCTTGACGTGTTTCATTGGTTTGGGCCGGTGGAAATTCCAGAGGAGGATGCGTCGTGAGCCATGAACGCACCGACCAGACCTACACCCGCAACGAATTCGTGGAGCGGTTGTTCACCAGCAGCCTGAACCAGTTGTGGGATATGTACCAGGAGTACGGTCAGAAGCTTCTGGATACCAACAACGCCGTGAAGGAAAAGAACTACAGTGAAGACATCGCTGTGATCAAGGCGGTGGGGCAATACCTTTACCGTGATGAATGGCGGCAGAAGGTGAGAGGAGGACTGAGATGACCGTTCACGATGAAATACCGCCACCGCCCATCGGTCATAACCTACCGGCCAAGGTGGTACTGGAGTTGACTGCTGAAGAAGCCAAGGGCCTGACAGAGCTATGCTCTGAGAACCTGCATCTCAGCATCGTGATGCTCGGCATGGTGCGCTCGCGCCCCGCTGCCCAGCAGATCGTCAACAACATTGAACTGTTCAAGGCGCTTCTGAAGAAGCTGTCTATCAGAACGTGTGCCACATGCAAATGTGTTTTGGATAGTTCAGATCCCGCTTCAAGAGATTGTGGTGGGGACTGCCTGCGGTGCATGGCAGAAGCTGGCGACCCAGAATGCATTGCATCTATGAAAACACTGAAGGAGGGATGACATGGAACGCTTTCTGAACATTGAAAAAGCCGTGGCTGAAATGGCGGCATGCAACAATTCACCCAGAACCCTGGAGGCGCTGAACGCGCGCCTCTATGAATGGCTGAATGCCGACGGCGGCTACACCACAGAGGCTCTATTCGCGCTGGATGCGTGGCTGGGTACCCTCTCAGAAGAAGAGATCTCCGTGCTGGTGGACGGAGAAGAAACCGAAATGGAAGCACTCGCCGCACGCGGCCCTGCCATGGGTGAAGGCAGCGTGATGGAGTTCTTCACAGTCATCTTTGAGGATGTGATATGAATGATCTGCTTGAACGAGCGCGTAAGCTGGCTGA